GTATGGTCTGGAAGAAATCGCAAACGTTCTTCTAAGACCGCTCTACAAGCCGAAATTCGATGTGTTCAAATTTTTGTCATGTACTTAAATTTGTATGTATTCAGAGTATTTGATGTCGACATAGGGATTGTCGCTTGATATGGTCTGGTGGATTGCCTTAACCTTCTTCCAAAAGAGACATTTACGCTTGTATTCGACCCATACGGTCTGCTGTAGAGTAACGGGCAATCGGATATCACCTTTGAGGCTGTCGTTATCAATTACTGCGTCAAGCTGGATATGAGGCGATACCATCTCGACCTTCTGCTGAACTACTGGTACCGTATCTCGAATGAAAACAGTATCTCGGATTACGGCGTTGATGGGTGCAGCCACCTCCAATTGATGTTTTGCAGCCGCTTGAAGGTTCTTAATTTTGACCCCCATCTGACGGATTTTCTCTGCATCAGCAGCACGGAATCGCTCATACTCGTCAATGGTCAATCGCAATGCTTTCGCATCGACTGCCATTGTGGTCGAATCCACCTTAATTCGCTCGATATCAGAGAGCAGAGCAGTGTTATTCTGTTTGTAACGGTCTCGCTCATCGGATAGCCGGACGGAGTGTTTGTACTGAATGAAGACAACTCCTCCAAGCAGGAGGATTATTGCCAATAGGATTTGTGAAAACTTACTCATAACTTATTGAATTTTCGGGAATAAACCATAGATACTCGCCTAAATAAGGCTCTTCGAGTAGCACTAAAGCACCACGATTCTTGATGCGATCTTCGGATAGAACCTCCACGACGAGGCCACGACAACCAACCAGATCATCGAGCCTCATCGCAGTGAGTTCCGTGGAAGTAATAACTGTAATATGGGCGTTCTTAATCATTGCTATTTACCGCATACGGCATTGTGTTCCAATAGCGCACGGAGGTCCTCACGAATCTCGTGCAAGTCATTCTGGATTGATGTAAACTGAGTGATTGTCGCCTCAAATACCGCCTTGTCGAGCTTGATAGCATCAATGCGTTCGTATTGGTCTGCAATCTTTGCATCCAGGAGCTCGCATTTATTGATAAGGTCCTCAATCTGGCGGGTGTTGTTCAGGTGCTGGATGTACATCGTCAGCACGAAAGTCAGCACTACGGTAATAACCTTAAAGTGCTTCAATACAAATTCTTTTAGCTGTTCCATAGTCTATTCCATTAGTAGTGAAAATGCTTCTCTAATTGCTCGGAGCAGGGCTTCTGCTCCCTCGCTGTTCCAGAACCCGAAGATGACAAGTGCTATCATTATCACGAAGTAGGTCCACCACGCAATATCCTTTCGGGTTACCTTGCTTTTACTCTTCCTCTTTTTGCTCATCTTTCGGAGGGTTAGTCGGGACAATCACATTGAATATCACATTGCCGTCAGCACCCTCAATACGCAGTCTGTTCTCCTCTTTGTGCTTGATGGGGAAAATATCCATCAGAGCCTTTGCTGCATTGACCGAAACGGCACGGAGCGGAGCCGGCGAAAGTGGCACGCCAAAGCGGTCTGTGTAATCCGTTGTCGCAGTCTCATCCATCACGGCTTTGAGAGTTTCTGTTACTTGAAGCTTTACTGCCATAGTCTCCATCTCGAAGCGTTCTGACGAGAGAAGAGTTTTGATGTACGCATATATGTGAGGCTTTTGTATCAGGTAGTTTGCCGATACACCAGGACGCTTTGATGCATTCTCACCAAATACCTCTGTGTAGCACTTACCCAGATGACCAGCGAACCCTACGCCGCCATTCACATAGAGGTCGCAGAACTTCTCTTCGAGTTCAGTCAACTGCGTCTCCTCTGTGTTATTCTGTATATTGTTGGTCTGTTCCGACATATTCTTTCTCTTTTATTTAAGAGTAGGTGTTTTTGCTTCGGGAGGTTTAGCAAATGGTTTATTTTCTCGAATTAATTGATCCATCAGTGCCTCATAGAAGACATCAGCAAGGGCGTTGGCACACGCCTCGGCGTCCGCAAGCGAGTTGATGAGTCGCATATTGAACTTGATTTCGAGGTCGTAGCCCGAAATCACAGCCATCAGTTCATTGCCATCGTATCCCAAAGCACCATACATCATTCGGTCTGCAGTGCGGAATGTTATGGTCTCTGGAACTTCCTCCGGGAGTCTATTTTTCTGTGTCATATCTTGAAATGTTTTCGTGTTTTATCTCGTTGTTGGGTCGGCATCGTCGCTCCTTCGTTGTTTCTCAGGCGTGAGGTGTAGACGCCCAGCACATCGAGCGTTGCTGTTACATCGGCTGCTGCATCGTGAGCATCATCGAGGTCTACGCCTAATTGCGAGGCTACAATCTCCAACTTATATGATGTTACCTCCTTATCGGCTGCGAAAGCCAAGCGACCTATAAGAATCGTATCGATGTAGTGCGGCTGAAAGTGTCCGTAGTAGTCCTTTGTCCCGGCAAAGGTCTTCTCAAACTCCTCCATAAGCCCTGTGTAGTTCATCATTTGCTGCAAGAATCCGATGTCGAACTGAATGTTCTGTCCGATAAGAAAGGGCTTACATTGTTTGCCAACAGATGCGGTATTACGTTTGGCAAAAGCGATAATATCGTTTGCCACTTTGATAATATCCACTCCCTGCTGTTTGAGCATATCCATCGTTATAGCCGAGTAGTCCAATGCTTTCTTCTCGTAGAGCATTAGAGTGTTATCCTCACGGGCAATTTCGCTGCGAGTGCGTAGTATCTTTTTGGTGGGTAATCCTGCCGACTGCTTGTTGTAAGGTAGTATGTACGCTTGATACTGGTCTGTCACCTGCCAAGTGTCGAGCCGTACTGCCTGTACTGCTATCTGGGTGCAAGCACAGGTCTGTGGATCGAGACCTCCTGTCTCAAAGTCAAGACCAATGCCTACATATACTTTGGGTTCTGTCTTTGGTGCCATATTATTGAATGAATAGAAGTGAGTTACGATATGATTGCAGAGCGTTAGATGCTGTGTAGTCACTGTATCGAATCACCGCTGTAAGGATTATTATCTTGCCCTTGATGTGTTGCAGTTCCTCCTTGTGGGCACGATAGAACTCATCCCAAAGCGTGCATTCTGCGGTCTGATTGTTCTGCGATAGTATCAACTTCGCAAAGCGCTTGCGTTGCCCGGTCTCTCTGTCGGTGTAGCTATGCTCTGAATACTCGGCCACGGTAGCACAAACGGCAGCCTTGCGACCATCGTTCTCATCTCGCATAACATCAGTAAGAGATATGTACGATGCCTTACCCTTGACTTTTACTTTGTCTGGTGAGTTGGAGAAGATACGACGGTAGTCAATCGAGCCTATGCCTGACACTAAAATCTGCTGTTGCGACCAGAAGTAATGCTTATCTCGCAACTCTTCAGGGGCATCGCTCTCACGCAGATTGAAGCCTAATTTCAGTGCCGCTCGTTTGAGTATGGCATAGCGTTCCGTTACCGCCTGTACATTCTCAATCTTATCAAAGCAGCCTGCCAGGATCATATTCTTCAAATGGCGGGTATTAACCGGTACACGACCATTCTCGACCATCGGATTTACCTCATCCCAGTGTTTGAAGTCTTTGCTGCGCAGTTTATGGCGGAAGACTCGCTCAATAAAGTCCTCGATACTCGTAAATCTACCTCTTGCACGCACCGTTACGATATATGCGGCTGCCTTCGTTCCCAGGAACTTGATGCGGTTAAGCGACCAATAAATCTCATTCGTCTTGTAGTCTGTGTAGAACTCCACCGTAGAGTGATTGATGTCGGGCGGCACAATCTTCGCCACCGAGCATCGCTCCATCTCCGACATAAGTGCAGGCATCTCCTTATCATCAGCCCATTGCAACGCCACCGTGTAGAATGCAGTCGGATAGTTCGCCTTAAGCCACGCACCGCAGAAGGCCGTGAGTGCGTATGCAGCGGCGTGTGAACGGTTGAAGGAGTATTTACCCGCAGTCTCTATCTTGCCCCATATCTCTTCGGCTTCATAAGGTGGGCAACCATTCTTAATTGCACCCGCAATAAAATCGTTTTTGAGCGAGGCCATTAGGTCGGCTTTCTTCTTACCGATAGCCTTACGCAGGTAGTCGGTCTTACCGAGGTCAAAGCCTCCGAGCGTATGAGCCACCGACATAAACTGCTCCTGATAGACCATAATGCCGTAGGTATTCTTCGTTGCCTCATAGCAACCGAAGTTGTAGACCGGAGCCACATCGCCTCGGCGGTAACGGACATAGTCATCTGTCGCTCCAATGTCGAGTGTCGCAGGGCGGAAGAGAGCATTTATGGCAATCAGATCCTCGATGCAGTTGGGCTGTACATCCTGAATAAAGCGAGTGATGCCCGGCGAGGAGAACTGAAAGACATTCTGTGTATTGCCCTCCGATAGTATCCGATAGGTCTTCTCATCATCGAGCATCTCGCTTGTTATCTTCTCTATGGTCAGTTGCTGGTTGTAATGCTCATTTACGAGGTTTATGGTGGCACTGAGTTTTGCCAACTCTTTCGTCGCCAGCACATCCTCTTTGAGTAGTCCAATCTCATCGACTGAGTAACCATCAAACTCCGACACCAACGCCCCGTCCATCTTGCGTATGGGCAAAAAGTCAAAACAATCAGCCTCCTTGCCATCACGCTTTTCGGGGGTAACGATAATTGCCGAGGCGTGCACTGATGCCGCCTTTGGTTGGCCGAGCAGCACTCGCACGTCCTCAATCACTTCGGGATAGGTCTGTATAAAGTCGTAGACCTTACGATTGGTAACGGCTATCTTGAATAGTCCTGTCCAGTCGGCACCATCGTCCAGCATTGCCGTTATGTAGTTTACCGTGCCATGCGGCACACGGTGCACTCGCGCCACATCTTTGAGTGCCGCTTTTAGTTTGAGAGTGGTAAATGTTCCTGCCGAGAACACACGCTGACGACCACCTACATTGTATCGTTGTTCAAGGTAGTCCTTCATCTCCTGACGGCGGTCAGATGCATAATCGACATCGATATCAGGAAGCGAAGCGTGTCCGCCCTCGACAAGCCCCTTATCCACAAAGGAGTCAATCACCTTCATCGGGGCTGTTGCTCGTCTCCGTTTTACTCTTGTTACTATCATCTGAAATACTTTTTATGCCGCACAATGCAGCTCACGGTCTGGTGCGATACACCATACTCAATGGCCAATTCCAACTGCGTTATGCCACCTGCATAGTAGCGTTCGCGTATTCGTTCTGCCTGTGCATTGGTTAGTTTTGCATTACTACTTTTCTCTCCATAGTCGTTTTTGAGGTCATTGGCTATGGCGTGCTCCATATTGCGCTGATGAGTACACATCTCAAGGTTCTCTACAGCATTGTTGTAGCGATTGCCGTCGATATGGTTCACCTCCAATTCAGGATCCCAATCATTGAGGAAATGCTCGGCCACAATGCGGTGAACGGAGAACTTCTCCCCGATACCATTCTTGTATAATCTCACGCAGTCATAGAGCGATGTCTTGCCACACCAATGCGTTAATATACGCTCGGACTGCGTGCGTGTAATGCCGCCCGAAACAACCTCCCTTTCGAGGCTCTTGACACGGCCTTTGTTACTGATTTGATAACACCCTTCATAGTTTTCAATGTCCACCCAGATCTCCTGGGTTGTGCTCATCTGTTATGCGCTTTAATGCGGTTTGAAATATGTCTCTCTGAATCTCGACTCCGATAAATCGGCGTCCTGTATTTCGGCAGGCAATGGCGGTACTGCCACTGCCCATAGCAAAGTCAATCACCAAATCACCCTCATTGGTGTAGGTGCGGATTAGGTACTCAAGCAGTGCCACAGGTTTCTGCGCTGCGTGCAGGCACGATGTCTGCTTATCGGTCTTGAACTTTATTACACTGCGGGGATAGCGTTCTGTGGAGATATAGTCCCGATAGTTGTCGTGCTTATGGTATATCTCTCCGGCGTTACACTTACGCTGGTGTGCTGCCATAACAACCTTGCGTTTATGACCATCTGTCTTTATGGGGTTGTATGTCGGCAGCCTGTCGTAGAACACGAGTATATCTTCGTGTGCCTTCATTGGCATACGCTTGGCATTGAGAAAGCCCGTAGGCTGTGTCTTCTCCCACACCCACGAGTAGCGTAGCTGCTTGAGGTTTGAGGCTCCAAGCACGCTGGTAAATGGTTGCTGACAAAAGAGCAGTATGGGTGTCGTAGGCATAGTAACGCCACGGAGCACCTGCCACATCTTCGTTATATCTATGGGCGAATCCCAACGGCAGTGAGTAGTGCCGTAAGGAGGGTCTGTGAGTATCATATCTGCCTTGATGCCTTGCTCGGCAAGCATAGGAAGCACATCGAGGGCATCGCCTTGGTAGATGTCGCAGCCGCTATAGGGGCTCTGATGAATGTAGTTGTTCATTGGCTATATCCTTTAAGTTCCACAAGCAATCTCGGCGGTCAAAAAGGATTTCATCGCCACAACTCAATTTATCGGCTGTAATAGTCATCTCCTTGCCATCACATACGATGCGTAGTTTGGCTTCGGGATGCAGTCTGTATATCGTATTTTCAATCTCAACCTCTATGTACTCCATACCTCGCTGTATGGGTATATCGGGAGCAAGAACAGTCAGCTTATCTTTCCAACTTAGTCCACATCGTTCCGGGACAAGAAATCGGGAGAAGATTAGGTCGTACTTTATCGGGTCGATAGAGGTAATACCGAGCAGGTATGATACGAGCGAGCCTCCTGCCGAGCCACGGCCGATACCCGTCGCAATGCCTCTGCGTTTTGCCTCTCGCACCATATCCCACTGCACAAGGAAGTAATCCACATTGTCGGTAGATTCGATGATATACACTTCCTCATCTAATCGTTCGCGGTAGATTGAGTGTTTCGCCTCCGGAATCTTCTCCGCGAGCCCCTCATCGAGCAGGCGAAGAAACATCGTGCGTCTATCGCCATAGCGTTCCTGCTCCTCGGGGCGCATCATATATTCGGGCATAAACATCTTACCAGTTTCAAAGGCTGCATCGGCACGCTCAGCAATATCTACCGTATGTCGGCACATCATCTCAAAGAGTCTGTCAAACTCCCACTTCTCCGAAAATAGCGGTTGCAGAGTGTCGTAATGCTCATCTACGCTCTTGAAGTATTGCTCCTCGCTCTGCTCGTGGGCTGCACCCGTAGCAATCTTATTAAGCACAATCTTCGACTTAGCATCATTACGGTCTATGTAGTAACTATCTGCTATAAGAATAGGCTCTACGCTGAACGAATCGTTTACTGCATCGTAACACTTCTCAAAGTAATGTTTCAATGCAGCTAACTTCTCTCGATCTATACGGTCTGCCTTATACTCGTCGCCATCAACCTGATAGTAGACAGCATCGAACCGCTCCTTCAGTCGCTCAATATGGCGAGAATTCTCCGTCATCCAATACGCCGAGCGAGTGGCGAAGACTATGACACACCCCTCAGCATAGAGAAATAGCCTCGAGTACTCGATGACGCCATCCTCGGAGTTTACCATCACCTCTCGTTGGATGTTGAGCAGGTTATGCAGTCCTTTGTTGCTGAGAGCATATATCTTTATCTCGACCTTTGTTTCGTTATGCAGCATTGTGAGAGTGTAACCAAACAGAGGTTTAAGCCCCGCCTTCGCACACTCCTTTTGCAGGTTGAGCGTGGCGGCCATTGTGTTGCGATCACAAATGCCTACGGCTGTATGCCCAAGCCACTTTGCCTTACGACATAGACCATCTATCGAACCCGATGCGTTAAGCAGCTCAAAAGGCGTATGGACACCGAGATTAACAAACGGGATATTGTGCTTCGAGGGCTTTGGGCTACCTATATGCTTTAGGATATTGAAGCGGAACTCTTCACGCAGGTCGTAGTAATACCAGTTGTTGCCAAATGGGAATGCCACATAGAAGATTCCCTCGTCCTGCAACTCCTGTGGGTTTCCCATAAGGTTGAACCTCACATCACCATCCTTGCTCTTGAAGATTGATTCCACACCCGACAGATCCGCAAGAAACATCTTGCCGAAGTTCGGGATTTCAATGACCTCATTGTCGATGGTTGTATATTCTATGTTTTGGGCATCGAGCCACTGAATAAGTTCTTGCATCATAACTCTTGAACCTTTCGTAATTTGAAGTTTGAGGGAGATTGAAGGCGTTGAACAAAAATGTCGAATATCTCCTCCACGCTCATTTCGTCCCAGTCCTTATGGGCGTCTGCGATGTTGGCTACAAAGACAGTAAAGTATTTGGCGAGTCTGCTGGCAGCCTTCTTTACAGGCTCGACGGCATCGCCATCATAGCCAACTATCACCGTCTGAACTCTCTTGCATTGGAGTTTATATACCTGGACATCGGAGATCTTCTTTCCGAAGGTTGCAACAACCGCCACTTTGGGATTGTCGTATAGCTCCATCTTGCGGGTCAGGGCTATAACATCAAAGATGCCCTCCACGAGAATAACCGTATCGGTCTCGCCCTCGTGAATAGCATCGTAGTTATATAGTAGTTTGGAGAAGTCGTTATTGACAGAGTTGCGATAGCGCAGTATCTTGAAGCCACCATTGTACTTGACCTTGCGGTTATGGGCATCGATATCGCTCTTTGACCAGGTATGACGGCCCACGAAGCCCACATTTTCCCCGTTGTCAATGATGGGAAAAATCACATAATCCTCAAAGCGAGGATTGAGACGATTGGTTACGCCGACGGGAAAATAGTCGTAGTCATCGTAAGTAAAACCACGCTCTTTGAGATATGGGTGGCTGAATGTACGCTTATAGAAATCTGGCAACTCTGTTACGGTCAACATATCGTCAATTTCCTCCGGCTCCACACCCAAGACAAACTGCAATGGAGCGGTAATATCTGCCGTAGGAGTAACCATCAGGTCAATACGACCTATGGCTTCCAAGAGTTGTCCGAGGGTGCGCGTAGATTTACCACACGAGAAACAGTGCGCCATAAATGGCTCTCGGCGGGCAGTCTCCGGTCCTATGTAGATACCAAACTTGCCGCCCGACTTGCCACAGAAGGGGCAACGCGGCACGATAAGGTTCTTACCCGTACCGTCACGCTTTGCGCCCGTCTCGCGTGCTATCTCCTGCACCAAATGCTGATATTCCTTTGCTGATAAATCCATATACTTAGGAATAGCTGTAGTGCAGGAGCTAAAGTTTATAAAGTGAGCAAAAAATTATTCCGACATTAAACTATCTGTTCGTTGACTATCGTAGAATACCTCATTATCATAGTCTGTCGCAATCTTAATCGTTGCTCCCTTCTTGAAGAAACGGCTCTTGGCTATATGTAATCGCATCGTATTTTCTTTGCGCTCAGCTGCTGATTGATTAAGCGAGATAAGATGCGTACAAGGTCTTGCCAAACCTTTTGCCTCCGAGCAGTTGAACTCTGTCAAAACATTTTTCTCATCGTTAAGCCATTCCCGGTCCTCGATAGTTGATTGATAAGTAACCACCATCCACACCTTCTCATCTGCTGCAAGGTCTTTGAGATCGTTTGCCACTGCTATACGCTTAGAACGCTCGTGTTCTGCTCCCCACAATCTGCGACGAGCATCAGTGAGCAAATCCATAGAATCAATAATGACGATATCTGGATTACGCCCCTCTAATTTTCTGTATTCCGAAATACCATTCTTAATGTCTAATGTCGAAACTTGGGCATTGAAACGGGGATAACTGCGAACTATAATACTACCACCATATGAGGCAACAAGTTTCTTGTATTCTGCCATCTCCGTATCATCAATCTTCCCTTTCTCGTAAAAGTATGCATTACGAGAGATGAGACCTCCTGAGTAAGCATTTAGAGCTTCATCTTCCGAGCCTTCTAACTGGAAGTGCAACACATTTAACTTATCGTCAATGTTGGCTCTAACACCAATCCATTTAGCAATATGCGATTTTCCCACACCCGTAGATGCAAGGAAACAAGTGAGCTGTCCACGGAGGTTGCGTCCATTATTCAAAGCATCCAAGAACGGAATATAAAATCTGCACACCTGCGAAATATCTGTGCGTTGGGACTCTATTTCCCTACGCCTATTCTCCTCGTATCGTTCTACAAATGTCTTTGCCACATCAACAAAAGAGGAACTCTTCAATGTAAACGAAGCCACCCAGTCAGCATACTTACGCAGAGCCTTCTCTGCCTTGTTTTGCTGACTATCATTATAAAGTTTACCTACCTCTGCATATACTTGTTGAAGCTTGACTCCTTTGATATAAGATTCAAGCATATCTGTCATCACTTCAGTGCTTTGTCCATAGTCGGATTCGCGTATGCTTTCCACAATTTCCAAAGTCTCAGGATCATCCTTGAAGGTCTGTACAAGCACAGGATACGACGGTGGTAGTTTATAACTCCTATAATGCGATGAGATTGCCTTGTGTATATTTTGGAAATATCTATCAGGTAGATACTCCTTACGCATATATTGCGACACTATGCCGCACAAGTTCTCTTGATGTAGTGCTGTAGCGTATAGTTCCACTAGAAATTCTACGCTTAATGGATTAGTTGTGTTCATTTGATAGTTTCTTTTCCCACGCCGTACAGCGTATTCTAAATAGTTCTCTGTGAATAATACTTGTTCTTTTACGACATAATGCTGCATTGCTACACTCCTGGCAAACAGGAGAGAATGGAGTCCACATTAGTGTTGATGTGCCACATATTATGTATCCCACATCTGTCGATAGCAAGCGTCTCTTCGTACCATCCTCATATTCGGGATATATGAAGTTCTCAAGGGGATGGTGGCTGCGGTCCGCAATCAGTTGTACTAAGTTTTCTCTTGACAGCGCATTACTCTCTAACCATCTATTCTCGTAACATCTTTGGATATGACTATTGTTATTGTATCGTTGTAGAGCCTTATCTCCAAATGAGTGCGAAGCATTCCAACGATTACGATATATTCGGCCAAACTCCCGCATGGCATACACCTGACATATACAGAAATCTACCAATCGTTCTCTACTAATGGAAATCGTTACTTTCTTAATTGCATCATAGCAATTGCCAATACATCTATCAGCCATTCCGCCCCCAGGGAACTTGAAATCCTCCCATAGCGTATCTTTTACCAACTTGGTAAATACACGCTTGCACCCTTCAATCCACTCTTTTTTCTCCATCTCTTGTAAGTAATTTTCTAAGTTGTGCCTTTGCCAAAAACAATCGGCTCTTTACCGTTTCGACATTCTTTGTTTGTAGCGTTCCATTCTGGTAGGTAATCTCCATTATCTCGCTGATTTTATAGCCTGCCTGTTGTAGCAGAAAAGCCTCACGGTATATAGGTTTTATCTGATCCAGTGCCCATAGAATTTCGTCACTGTAGTAGTCCTTATAGTTATTCATACCCATACAGTTTGCCGAAGGGTTGCACTCATCCAACAATGTGGAGCGCAACTCTTTTACATCGACACTATCGTCTGGCGGAGTACGGGTTTTATTACGCTTATTGAGGTCAGCTACAAGGCGTTTTGTCACTGCATATATCCAGGTCTTCACCGGTCTTGCAGGGTCGTAGCTGTCCATATACTTGTAGAAGTTCACTAGTGCCTCGACATAGTTATCTTCTATATCTTCCTGATTGTATGTGTACTTGATACAGATGCTGTACACTAGATTTTTATGCGGCATCACATACTTTTGCAGTAGTCGAGCCCTTCGTTTGGCGGACTCATCGTCGGGGATTGCCGTCGTCTTTTTTAACACATCTTTCTTGTCCACTCTTCTAACTGAAAAGGGGTTCAACTCAATCTGAAATGTCCTAATCTGTCAGCTTCGAAGAGCGTCAATTAAAAAGTGGGCGGTTTGTCACCGCCCGAATCTATGCGGTCATTTTACAATCTGTGTTTGCGTATGTAATAAAAGAATAGGTGGCAAGCATCGGCAGCGTTGTCGTCCGTAGGCACATAACCATACTTTTTACAGGTTTCTACCATCTTGGACTTTGTCGCATGTCCATCGCCTGTTGCCCACTTCTTGAGTGCGGCAGGGTTTACAAACTCAGGCTCGGGCAGGTTCAACTCATCGCAGACCTCCAATAGCACCCCTCGCAACTCCGAGAGTCGTCTGAAGTCGTAGAAGTGGCGGTTGATGCTCACATCCTCGGCGACTATCTGCTTTATGTCGTACTTTCGGATAAAGTCGATAAGTAGCGTGCGGAAGGAGCCGTGCATCTTGTTGTCGTTGCGCCGTCGGCTCTCGGTGAGATTCCAAGTACCTGCCTCGTGCTTTGAGAAGTAGCCGCAGTGTGTTGCCACATCCAAGGCGAGGATATCGTCGTGCTTCAGTGCCTTATTCTCCGATGCGTGATTCTCCATTCTCCTTCGTTATTACAAGTTTGTGGGGATAACCTTCGGCCACATTGCCGTGCGAAACTACGAGGACAGTGCCACCCAGAGCGTTCAGAGCATCGAACATCGATGATAGTCCTGCTTCATCTACTGCTTCGAGTATCTCGTCAAGCACCAACAGGTCCAAACCCTTCTCATCGTCGCAGTTGGCATTGACAAGCTTCTGCATCGCCAGAATTGTTGCGAGGTTCACTCGTGCCGCTTCACCTGCCGAGAACTTTCCGAATGAGCCACAATCAACACCATCACGCAACAGTGAGATTGAGATCTTCTCTCTTACCTTACCGCTTTTGAGCACCGTGTAACCATCAAAGCGAATACGGATATCGCTGCCAATACCTATCAGGAACTCGTTGGTGATACGGCTGAGAGCCTCAATCTTGGTGTTGGCAAGGTAGGTCTTGAACTGCACGAAACGCTCTCGCTGCACCTCCAAGGCGCGTACCTTGTCGTCAACCTCAAACTTACGCTTGGCAGTCTCCATAGAGCGTTGCTTCTCCTGCTCCAATGTTTTGCGTAGCGATAGTGTAAGATCCTCGGCAGCCATCTCGTTTACCTCACGGATTGTCTCCTGCAAGGTCTCTATGGCACACTCTGCAGAGCGAATATCCTCTACGATTTTGCGATGCTCACGGCTGAGTGCTGCATTGCGCTCATCAATGTTTCCGAAGAACTCGTCAAAGGCTTTTCGGCGTATGCTATCTATCTCGTCCTGCATCGCTGCAACCTCTGCCTTGGTGCGTCTGCGGTTGTGCTCCGCACGCTCCACCTCGCTTGTAGCACTGCATACTGCTCGCTCGTGATCCGAGAGTTCCTGCTCCCATCGTGAACGGTCGCTATCCAATGTGCGACGCTCGCTGTTGAGTTTGCTCTGCTGCATCTCTGTCTCCTCGGTAGAGTTCTGCTCGGCTTCGATATTGCCGTTAATCTCTGATAACTGCTGCTGGCGGAGACGGAGTTCTTTTGTGCCTGCCTCGATGTCGAAGTTAGGTTGTGCCACCAAGAACTCGTGACCACACTTCGGGCAGGTGATAGAGCCCGCCAACTTATTTGAGAGTTCGTCAATGCCCACAGAGATTACTCGGCGTTTACGGCGCAACTCTTCAAGGCGTGAAGCGAGGCTGCGGAGCGTCTTCTCAATCTCCTGCAAGCGGGTACTGTACTCCTCGCACTTGTCACCATAGTGCGTAACGAAGTCTGTGTACTGAACCTTAAACTTCTCAAAGGCATCGTACTTCTCCTTCAATACCGCCTCGGCATGGTTTACTGAGGCATCGAGGTTTTCGAGCGAAGACTGAGCAAGCAACAAATCCTCCTTCTTGAGTTTCAGCGTGTGATTCCAATCTGTTCGGCGAGCATCAGGCAGCAGTGTCATCACAGCATCGATAGCCTTCAAGCACTCCTCCAATGAGGTGTCTGATGACTCCAATGCCTGCAACTCTTTGTCTGCCTTATCCACCTCTGCGATAGTTGCATCTATACCGGTCAGAGTCTCCTTATGGGTACGGATATACTCACGCTTTGAGGCTATTGCCTCCTCCAATTCGGCGATGCGTATCTCTCGGCTGCGGCCACGCTCTTCACCTGCTGCAACCTCTTTGGCTATCTGCTCCTGCAACATCTCGATCCGACCATCAATGCCTGCAAGTTCGAGGTCTATTTTCTGCTGCTCACTGCTGAGCGGCTCGATATCCTCCTCAACACAGGCGATGGCTTCATCTACTAAGATGCCGTTGGAGAAGCGGTTGATAATCTCTTTCTTCTCCTTATCCGATGACGAGAGAAAATCCTCATATCTGTACTTTGAGAGAATAAAGTTGTTCAACAACTCATCGCGTGTGATACCTAACTTCTCCAAGACATACTTGTTGTATGCATCTACGGAGTGCTGCACAGCTTCGTCAGTAGTTACAAGTTCGCCCCCTCGATAGAGTTTGCAGGCTACTGTCGATGCTCCCTTGCGAGGTATCGAGCGAGCAATGATTAGTTCCTCATTCGATGCGTCATTTGCAAGGTGTAGAGTGATGCAACACTGTTCGGCGGCATCGTTGATAATCTCCTCGGAGCGTATCTTTCGCAGAGGACTGCCTGTTAGCCCCACGGCTATACACTCCAAAAGAGCTGACTTCCCGGCACCGTTCGATTGCTGGGAGTCGTTGTCCTTATTGTTGCCAAAAATCAATGTTGTCACTCCCTGTTGCAGCGTATATGCCAGCGAGCGGAAGGCACACAGGTTTTCGGCCTCTATACTCTTTAATTTCCACATTGTCCTTCGATTTTAGATAAATACTCCAATCCGATTGCTACATCGTCAATCAGCTTCTCGCGGCAGAACTCCTCGTAGGTCTCACGGATGCGGTGGCTGTCGAACTTCTCAAAGAGCGAAGAGGCTGCAACCTCTAACATCTCCTCATCATCGGCGATAAGTTCCACCTTTGTGGCTCCTGCATCAAGCAGAGCAGCCTTATCCACCGACTTCATAGCAGCCTGCGGGGCGTGAACACGAACTTTCACTTTGTAGCGACCATCGGCATCAATCTCCCTGAGTTCGTCCATAAGGTTAAGACCTGCACGCTCTGCCGAGACATCAATCACTCGGTAGCGGATGTTCGCCTGGTTCTTGATAAACTCGTGCGAGCCGTCAGTGTAGATTACAGTGTAGCCCTTCTCCTCGTCCTCGCCGAAGTTGTGCTGGCGCGATGAACCGATATATTCGATGTTCGGAGCGATTGTATTCCTGTTATGATAATGTCCAACAAGGACTTTATTCCATTTCGAGAAGAGTTTTGCTGGTAATTCTGTCTCGGTCGCTTCACACAATCCGCCTCGAATTCCTTCGTGAATAATTAGGATTCTAAAAGCCTTTGTCCCATCAAACATTACTTCCTCTAACTCTTTGAGCTTCTGCACAAAAGTTCCTTGTTCGGGGAAATACGAGATGAGACCAATCTGAACATCTTTAAGAATAGGGAATTTGAGATAGGTGTCAACAACTATTACATTGCTGAAAGAATCAAACACATTACAATATCCCCTTGGAGACTCTTGATTCACTTTACAGTGATTGCCATTAATCATTACCACCTCTATTCCAGCCTCTTTACACGCCTCAAGCACATCGTGGATTGCCAATAGAATATCCAATGTTTGTGCTGCACGACTAAGAACCAAATCACCTGCGAAGAAGATATACTTGATGCTTTTATCTTGACAAATGGAAATTGCCTCGTGCATATTGAGTTTGAAGGCCTCTACAGTATCTTTTCCACAATGCGTATCCGCAAGGACCATTGCAATTGGATATGCATCTATATTTTTACTCATATCAGTCGGTCACATCTATTTTATAGTTAATCATTGCTTGATATAAGTCAGGAGAAATGCGATCTTTGTACTTGTTGGCAACAGCACATATCCGGGCTTCTTTAGCCTTCTTATAGGCTTCAAAAGCCTCTTCTACAGTTCTGTAGCGGCCTAAAAACAGAGTCTTGCCAGAACCATCGTGCATACTTGCCTTATACCTATTGCGTCTCTTCTCGTAATGAACACCTTGTGGCGTATCACCACGATAATTTAATCTCCTGACGAACAATTTATTGATTTCGGGAGGGACAAACACGCATTTATCAGGAGCATATATTTTATTCCCCTTGTAGAGAATATCCTTATCCAAATGCCAACCATCTTCTCGATATGGAGCAGTATCATAAAAGTGTGCAAAATTTTGGAAATCGTGCCACTCTTCGCATACAGCACTACCGATGTATGATGGCTCTTTAAGATGAAAATCTTTTGAATAGCATCTTTGAAACATACTCGCCCAAACTTTATAAATATTGGAATGAGTCGTTGGACTATATGTACCTTCTGAATGCGTAGTATTTCCCATGTACCCATTAGGATTTCGATGTTTAGCCATACAGATAATGGTGTACAGGCAGTTTACCTACCTGCACACCAAGGTTATGTTATCTGCGGCGGCGTGGACGCTCCTCGGCCTGCTCCTCATCATCACTCTCTGCCTCCGCCTCTTCCTCGGGCTTGGGACCCTCCAACTCGCGCTCAATCATATCGAGCAACTCACGGTTAGAGGTAGAGCGGGTAATGCGGATAGGCAGACGCTCCTGGTCGATGTAGCCTCGAATCATTGCACGGAGCTCCTGACCCTCCTCGGTCTTATCTCCAAGACCCTCGGCCTGCAACTCCTCGTAGCGTTCAAAGAGGTCATCGAGTGAGAGCGGTCCTGAGCCATTCTGCTCATTCTCCTTGTTATCCTTAGAGCGGCGGTCGAACGAGAACTCCGAGGTGTCCTCCTTCGGAAGCTCTGCTGCGAGGGTTGCGATGACCTCCTTCATCTCGTCACTCTCCATAAGGTTCATACCATAGAGCGTGTCGCTCTGCTTGAGGAACTCCACGGTAGCACCGAGGTGATAGCGGGTGTAACGATAGATGATTTCAGGGATACGAGGTGCAGCGAGCAGTGCGGTGAGCTCCTCGCGGCTCAGAGGCAGCGTATCCGACTCATTGTCGATAGAGATGACATACTCGGTCTTGGCACCATTCTTACGCTTCTCAATCTCTACGGGGTATGCCTCACGCACCGATGAGATAGGACAAGGATAGCTCGGATTCTTCTGCAACTTCTTCGACCAGAGCTTGAACTTGCGCTCATCGAGCTCCTTGAACTGTGCGTGCGAGAGAGTCATCATCTGCAGACCCTTGCCACGCTCGCTAAGGTCATAGACATACATGCAGTGACCATACCCATACTTCAAGCCACCGCCAAACGAGCCACCGTCAATCTTCTCGGCGAGTTTCTCATCGCCCATCTCCTTGGCTGCTGCCACGGCCAACTTACGGTAGGTCTCGATAGGATCTACGCTGTAACCTGCATCCGTAGCACGGGTGACGGTAACATACATCTTCGAAGCCTTAGCACCATTGCCCGGCTTCTCCAACTCGAGCAACAACTGATGTACGGGGAACTCATAGCCCGGGCGTGATGGCGTACCATCCTGATTAGGGGCAATAGGCAGAATACGCAGGCGGTAAATGCCAAACTTGTCCATACGGAAGAACTCCGTGCGGGCAAAGCTCCGATTCTCCTCTTGTGCGCGTAGTTGCGCATCTTCATACGACTCCTGACTCTTCAGGAACATCTCCTCAATGGACATCGATTCCATGCCATTGTTTTTTTCCAAATCTTCTTGCATCTGAAAACTGTTTTATGGATTAAAAAATGCCCGAAGACGATGCACCTTACGGCACACCGTGAATCTGGAAACAGACGGACGGGTTCGGTTTCACCATCCGTTATCAACTGAAAAAATTGGGAGAAAAGTCTCGCTGACTGTATCCTAAAAAGAGTGGATACTCATTTGACAAATAGAAGGACCTTGAGCGGTCGGAGTACAAAGGTATGTATAATTTACTGAACGACAATAGTTTTATATGAATGTTTTACATATCATTATCAGTCAATACCTTGCGTTCTTGTTTTAATGATATTATTAACTTCTTCAAGTGTCATATCCTCATCAATAGCTTGTTTCTGGATACGACGCTTCAGGGTAATATGATTTCGGCGAATATACTCCTGAGTCTTATGTCGCTGGACGCTATCATAGTATTTTTGACGCTTCGGGGTCATCACCTTACCACGCAGGCAGTAACACCCCTTCTCCTTGTACTCATTGAGGTATCGCTGGAACTTCGGCTTCTTGTATGAAGCATCCTTTGATGCCTTAGCAACAGAGTCGATGACCCACCATTCGGGCTCAAAGGGTGTCTGCATGCCGCAAAGCTGCTTGAGAATGCCATAGACGATGGGCATCTCATAGCGGAGCATAAAGCCGATGCGTGTCTCATCGAAGGGGAAACGCCTAAGCGTCCCCTTCGGTCTTCCTCTTCCTCGATCTGTTATCTTTACTCTCTTGGTGCGGCGTCTCTTCCGCTTCGTCTTTTTCTCTTCCATCGTGGGTGCTCTTTACTGGTTCTACATGTTGTGGAATACGCCTTTCGGCAATACGCCTGCGACTCTCGATGTCGCCCATTACATTGATTCTCTTTTTCATTAGACAAAGTATGTGAAGTTTAACTGACAATCTACATTGTAGAAGCCTCGCTCGTAGAGTTGTAACTTACGCTGACCGCCATAGATGGTAAACGAGGAGCCTCGGTTATACTTATGGTCATCGTTCCAGTTGGCTGCCGTGCAGCGTACACTGTACTTCGGAGGTTGAATCTTATTTGGTATCATTGCAATGACACCTCCCCAGTTGCTACCATCACGCTTGGCGGTGTTTATCTCGCCCTGGATAGATACGATGCTGCCTATCTGACGGACAAAGAGGTTACGGGTGTCTGTTCCCTGACCGCTGTTCTCCATCTGCATCCAGCCTGTATCAATGAGCAGCGGCTGATACTCCTCGGCAAAGGCCGCACCCAATGTGCGACATACCTGACGCTGTGCTTCTGGGCTACCCAACACAAGGTCTGTGAGTTTGGCATCCTTACGCAGATAGTCCTTGACAATCTCATCTTTGGAGAGCAGATTCAACTTCTCACGCAGGATAGCCTGTGCCTGAGCAGAACTCTTGCCTTGAGCCACCAAGTAGTTGATGTAGTCCTGGAAGAGGTTTTCCATACGGGCAAAGCGGCCATCAGCACCAGTGCGGGTATATAGCTCCAAGTTCTTGGCTATGGTTGCGAGTTCGGTTGAATTATAGCCATCAAGCAGCCAGTTGGCCTTCTTCTTAAGCTCCTTGACTATGGCAGAGGTGAGGACATAACCTTCAACTTGTGCGTGCGACTTACCCTCGTGGTCCGTGTAGGCGAAGGCTCCCGTCTCGATATTATTCAGCTTATCACGCATCTCCGAGGTAAAGATAATACCCTGATATGCCGAGTCTGTACCGAGCTTGCCGGCCATCATATTGTCAATCTCCGTTGTTGAATAGACTTCGAGGTTTCGGCGTGCCTTGCTCTTATCCGCTAGGTCGCTGAGGTTGGAGGTCTTGGTGAGTTTCTGCTCGCCCGTGCCACCTTTTTCAGCATCGAGCGTAGCACGCACAGCCGCCTGACGCTCTGCCTTGAGTGCTTGTGCCTGCTCCGGTGTAAGGTTATTGACCTCATCGGCTGTGAGGCGTACAAGTTCCTGCAAGCCCTCCGAAATCTGCAAGAATACCTCTTGGGATTCGGGCTTGGAGTAGACATCAAGGGCAGTGCGAGCTGCTCCCTTATCCACAACATCACGGAGGTTCTGGTCTGCTGAGAGTTTTGTTTTTAACGCCTCGGCAACGGCGCCCGATGTTACATAGCCTATACCACCTTCGCTGATGCCACCTGTGGAGATAGCATCGAGTTTTCGCTTGTACTCGGTAGTAAAATCCTCGGTAGAGAGCTGCTTACCCTTGACCTTATCAACCTTATCTGCCATACCCTTTGTGTAGGCGTCAATGGTAACATAGGTATCGGCAACAGACTTGCCATTGACCTTGAGCGTGCCGATGACATCCACCGAGCCGAGCGGAGCAATAACAATATCGCCCAATGCATTGCGGACCACAAAGCGATAGTTGTCTGCTGTGTCAAAGCCCACAGCAGCGATAACGGCACCTGTACTGTCACGCCACGAGAGTGTATTCTGCAACTTCGGATCATCTTTGGTGTAGGCAGTATTGCAGAGGTCGATGCCTCGCCCGGCACTATGCACCGAGAAGAGTCCATTGACCTGTGCTGAAGCACTCTTTCCAATGACCTTGAAGATGGGTGTTAAAGAGAGTTTACCATCACAGACTGCAAAGTCTCGGAACTTCGTGCCACCACCTTCTACTCCGTAGTAGTTGATGCGTATTGTTCCTTCGTCTGTAACATCCTGCGTATTATAGATATCGCAGCCCTGAATATGGATTGCACCGATGCGTGAGTTGTAGCTGAGTGATGTGCCATACGAAATACCATCACCCGTAACTCGTGCCAACTCCTTGCCTTGTTTCATAAATGAGAAGGTGCCATCGGTGCGAATAACAATCTCATTGACCAAAAGACCATTCAGGTACGCTCCGAGCGAGGCATTACCATCGCTTTTGACGATACCCTTGAGCGAATAGCCATTCTCGCCACTTACAGAAACTGCCGTCTTTGAGTTTATCTCCTTGTTGGCTGTAAACACACCTGCCAGCACCAAATCCTTCTTGATTGTCTGGCGCTGGAAAGGAGTTTCGAGCAGTACGGCATAGCGACCAAAGAACTTATCGATAAACCGAGGGGCATAGTCGGCTCGTACCTCGATTGCCGCAGGAATCTTGCCTGTAACGGGGTCTGTGGTTGTAGGGATAGTCTTGCCCGCAGCACATAGGTAGCAGGTGCGGCCACGCTTGTTGACCTCGTTGGCATAAACAACCGACTCGTGGCGATTGCTCTCGTAGATATAGTATGGGAAGACTGCATCAGTAACGCCTTCAAAGCGGCGCACCTTGCCTCCCAGCCACACATAGCCGGGCGAGATGGTAGAGCCCTCGACCGTACAGCCTGAAATGATAAAGTCAGTACAGCCGTCAAATATGGTACTCATACTGAGGGCCAACTCTTGAAGGTTAAGTATATCATCCGAATAGGTGTATCGTCCACCCGTTTCTGCTACATATTCTTTCATTATTTGGTATTCTTGTTTGGTTCGTACTCCTCTTCATCAATCTTAATCAGGTAGGTCTTGCCTGCAATCTTATAGGTATTCACGACATACGAGAGCATATAGACCATATCCTGTGGCGGAATCTTTATGGGTGGCACGCAGACCATAAAGCTAACCTTGTTTATGAGTTTCTCCTCGACATATCGGTAGAAAGGTCTGGGCTGCTCATCTTCGCTTGTAGCGGTGATGGACTCGCCATTGTACCACACCGTGCAGGGGCGCATATACTCGGCATTCTCGTGGTAGAGATCCACGCCGACACTCTCGCTCTCCTTGATAAAGATTCTATCTCGGCTATCCTTGAAATACTTCGAGAACTTGTAGTTCAGGAACCACTCAAAGTAGATAACCTGCGAGGTCATTCGTGCCTCGATATGCTTCTCATGAGCAAAGGATCGGAACCACTCATTGATGCTTTGCAGGGGATAGAGAGCACTCTGCACAAAGAGTATAAACCGTCGGCCCGCAAGGTAGTGCGGAACGAGACGGTTAACTAACTTATCTATGGGCAGCATATATCTACTCATGGTTCTCCACTTTAAGGATTATAGCCTCACGGAATGATGGCAGGTCTGCCTCCTCATCCTTGCCCGAAGACTCCTTCAAATAGCCTGATGCGGTATAGGTCATACGCTGCACACGCTGCATAGGCTGAATGTTGCCATCTGTGTCGTGGCAGGCGATAAACACTCCCTGCTCCGGAGTAGCTGACTCATCGATGAAGACATCCGTAACATGCTCAGCCTTACGAATGGCATCAGTTAGGCGTGATACATAGACTGCCGCATCAAACTCGATATTCATCACATACTCCTTGAGTTGAACTTCGATAGCATCGTACATCTCTGACTCGGGGATAGCGCCATCGTAGAAGACCGTGAGGCGCGGGATAAGCACATCACCCTTAGTGGAGATTACCTCAACACGAGTGCCTGCAAACTTTAACTTGCCGATGTAGGCATTAATAGGGACAAGTTCTTCGGCAGGGATAGCCTCAAGGTTGCCTTTCGTGCCTGTCGCTACCTTCAAGATTAGTTTACTGTCGATATTCTGGTCATCGGTACTCTCAACATACGATACCTGTGTGATGATTCTCTTTGTCTCATCCACGGCGGCATAACCAAAGGCAAGGCCATCTTCACGGACAATAAGTTCGTCGCCCTGCTGGTATTGCAGAAGAGCATTGGCGTAGTAGTTCGGTGTCCCGTTGATACGCCCATTGATTGCCTCCGTGATATCCACAGCAAAGACATCGAGGAGTGTTTCAAAACTGTAAATCACTGCTGCTACGACCCAGAGGATGCCGTTCATCACGGACATTTTCGAGTCGCTCTTAAACTCCGAGAGTTCGAGGCGTTTGTTGCGCTCCGCAACGGCTGCGTTGTATATATCTTTTATAGTTCTACTCATACAGAATACTCCTTATCGTTAATGATAAACTTCCACTTGCCACCCTCGTTCCAGCTCTCCTCGTGAGTGATCACCCATATCGCCTCCATACCCGAAGTGATAATGTAGCGACCTGTATCTGCATTGCGTGCAGGCTCTTGGTAGGTGCCCGTAGGTACTGCTGTAAGGGTTACTTTGCAGTTACGACGATTGCCGTACCTCTCAACCATAGCGATAAGCCACTCATCCAGCACCGTAGGTTTTATGCGTGCATCGGTAAGATTTAGCTCCATCAACTCTCGGCACTCGACAAGAGGCTTTAAGTTGCCACAAGAAAGCCCCAAAAGGTCGAGCGAGTAGATACCCGTAACCATTTGCAGACTGTCGAGCGTAAGTGTTGCATCCTTAATGGTCAACTCCTCGATACGCAGAGGTCGCAGGATAACAACCGAATTTGGTTTGAGTCCGCTCCAATCCACCTGTTTGAAGTAGGCATCGGTAAACCAACGTATGCGGCGGCGTTTACGAACCTTGCTGTCAAAGGTGTGTTTGAGTATGCGAGGCTTGTCAGTCAAGGTTACTATTTCTGTATCGCTATTATCACCCCAATCAATCTCCAATGTGCCTATGCCCGATACCGAGCACTGCACATTGAGAAGTTCCGTAGGTAGCGAAAAAACCACTGCAAGAGGCTTTGTGAAGACCTTGGGATATACATGGTGCTCGCCATTAGAAGGGACAATGCCGTGCATCTCGTTATAGGCAACAACATCGGCATTGATAATAAAGTCATCCGAGTAGATAAGTTCATCACCAACCTTGAGCGTAGTATCCAACGAAAGGTCTGTATTGCACATCATCAAATCAACGATGCCCTCGATACTACCGTAGATATGTAGTGCGATATCGTAGAGGTTCTGGCCCGCAATAACTCTATACTTACCCATTGTTATCCTCCTTCTCCACAGTTTCTAATAGCAGTTCTCCCGTTACGGAGTCCATATATGCATTCTTTATAATCATCTTATCGGATAGGAACTCGGCCTGTAACTTGGCTGCAAGACCGTTATTCTCCAAGCTGGAGTGCAGGAAGTCGATAAGACCCACACCCGTTGTTGGATGCTGGTAGTTGTTGCCTGCCGATGCCTTCAATAGGAAGGTTTCATTCTGTGCTTTGGCTACACCGATATCAAAATCGGTCTCCTCGCCCGAGAAGATAGCAAGATAACCATCTCGCAAGAGAAGGTTAAAGATGCCATCTTCATTGAGCGAATAGAGTTCGGCAAGGGTGACAGCAGAGTTCCCCGAAGTCGATTCCACCATGACCGGGAACCATATTGAACCAGATACGCTGTTACGTAGGAACTCAGTGCCACCCGAACCTAAAGGCTTAACTATAACAATGGAAAGAAAGCGCCTATCTGGTGTGTAAGGCAAAACAATATGGATGCCCTTGCTGTCGCTGTAAGACTGCATAAAGCCTGCGGGTACGACAATCTCACAATAGCGATAGCTATCGTTATCCGCACCCTCTACGCTGTCGAGCAGACGACACTCGTAAAAGGTCTTGCCGGCAATATTACCGGAAGTCTCCACCTCGCCATACTCAGCATCCATTGTTATATCTTGTCTTGCCATATTCTTGAATTAAAATGCCCCGACCGTAAGAGTACGACCGGGGCACCCTTTGCAAAAGAGTAGCTTAAAGATGTGTTTTTGGTTTACGAATTTACTGTTTCGTCGTAAATTTTCTCAACTGTTGCCCACATATCGTCAGGCAACTCCTCATCGGAAATCTTCTCGCACGCACGGCGGAGATACTCCATCTCGTCCTTCGAGAAATCTACAATCAGCGGTGTCTCCTTCTCGACATCCCACTCAAGGCGGTTGTCCTCCTGGTTCTCACGGAAGTTAATCTCTTTGCGCTCATCGTCGCTGATAGCAATCTTACGAAGAATCTCCTTTTTGAGATTGAAATCTTTGAAATTGCCTTTCGCAGGCAAAAATGTTGGCAGGTAAAGTCTGTCTTTAATTGAAAGTTCCATATCGTTATTGTTTAATGTGATTACTCAGCTTCTGCTGCAATGGTTGCAACCTCAGAGAGGATGTTTTCAATCTGTCCAACGGCATCGGCAACATATTTGGCAATATCCTTTCCGAATGGCATATTGATGGTTACGCTACCACGGTCGTAATAGATGCTACCTACTGCGATGCGGTGTTCATTCGTTGACGGCTTGAAAGCAGTTGTTTGGACACGCTCCAACACGCCATCTGTAATACTGTACTCCAAATTATAGGAGCCATTCTCTGTGGTAGCCTCTGCCACCTTTGTAATGATTGTGCTTGTTACTTTCATATCTCCTGTTTCTTAAAGTATAGAGAGGTTTTAATGTTTGGGGTTATGGGATAGGAAAAATTATTTCCAATCTCCCGTAGAAACAACCAAAAAACTGAATGAGCCATCGTTTGTACTACTGTCATCTGCTGTGTATACATCGAAATAGTAACTATACAATGCCTTCAATGTCGCATAAATCGGAGTGCTGTCTACGGCTGAGAAAATACCACTTAGGAAGACTTGGAAGTAGCCTGACATATTCCAACTGCTAGACATATAGATACGGTATTGACCTTTGCCCAATCGTGATACGGTTATCGAACTGCCATCAAAGGTTTGGTACTTGACAGAATAACTGCTGGTTGATGACACGGTAACTGTTCCTTGTGCAAGGAACTTCATATTCTTACCATATTTCTTCGAGGTCATCAGGTCAAGGCGATTTACCACAATCCAGCCAAAAAAGGTCGTATTATCTCCATATCCAAGCAGCTCAACCAACTCACGCGAGAAGGAGATAGTCGATTTAGAGATACCGTCCTCGTAGAAGTATTTGCCACTGGGAGCGGTGATACTCATTGTTCCTACGGTGGTATTTGAACCCCACTTGTAGTTAACCAGACACACACGACGGCCACTATGGTCCAATGTCCACGGAAGAGGAATATCCTCATCCCACGAACCTCGAATAGCTACCACATGGTCATACTTATTGAAGTTCATCTGCGGGTCTTCGCCACCGATGTAGATACTGCTATCATTGAGAATAAATGGGTTCTTCACCGTTCCGATAACCTCAACATCTTTGAATGTTCCCTTCTGGGCAGTGATATTACCATCCACATCCCAAGCGAAGTTCCCATTAGCAACAGAGCCTGAGCCGTCTGCATTAAATTTTATCTTATTTGTTCCGAATGTTGCAGAGCCATCTGACTTCAATCCCCAGTAGTCTATGCCCGTGTTAGGATTATCGTGATAGATGTAACCCGTACTAGACATCATAATACGGTGTCCTGAACTTGGTGACGAGGCGGTAAGAGCACTTGTGCCAATGTTCCATCCACCAATCTTTCCCGCTACAGCTGTGATGCCAGTACGGTCTAGCGTAACTTTGACATTGTTGCTTGCGTCTCGCACAGAAATACTGCCATTGTAAGTGCTACCACCAACGACCAAAGCACTATCCACGATAACTTGATTAGCCTTGACAGTGCCCGTATAAACACCATTAGCATCTATGGTTGTGGTGTACTTCTCTGCAGAGGTAAGGTCAAAGACCGTAGCGTAGGCTACCTGCCAAACCACGGGCGCATCGGATGTTCCTTGTGTACCATCGAGGTAGTAGTAGTGTGTAGTTGAGAAGTTTGAGGTTCCACAAACAACCTTGTAGATGTACTCACACCAATCTCCTGTACCTGCATTTGCCGTAAGCCAACGGCTGGTGCCTCCCGTACCGATGCTATTAGAGCCAAATAGCAAATTGTGTCCGACCGGGATCTTTGCAATAATTCGGGCAATAAACACCTTACGATTACTACACATAGTTCCAAAATAGAAACCACCATTATTGGGCGAAGCTGTACCAGTGGTCTTAATTTGGATAACATAACCGCTGTCATTAGGTGCTGTGGCGTCTGCTAATCGCGTATGGGTAACCATTCCGCTGCTGGTGTTGTTATAGATACCCATAGAGTTATTACCATTGATGAATGTAGGATCTCGATAGAGCATCTTGCCAAAAGCCATTGCCGAGGCAAGCTCCTTTGCAGTGGTAATGCCCGTAGTCCACTGAATGGTTACTGACGATCCAAATGTCACCAAACCAGCAGCATTCCACGAGATATTACCTGATGCTATCTGACCTGAACCATCGTTATTGAGTTTCCATTTTGCCCCATTAGCAATAGAACCATCACTTCCAAGTGATACATTGCCCTTGCTGATAGTTGTAGGTGTAATAGCCCAGCCAGCGACCTTATTGGATGAGCCAAATGATGCAATAGTGGAGCCTGAGCTATTGACAGCAAGAAATCCGAAATCGCTATTACTATTGTAGTACAACTGTACTCGCTGACCACTAGTAGCTGAACCTGTGGTGCTGAATACAGCAATACGCTTGTTTGTAGCATCGAGCGCAATCTGAGAGTGGCTGATTTTATTTGAAGCGATAGTCCAACCGCCAATAGTTCCCTTCGTGAAAGTACACTCCAAGCCATTGATGTAGTTCGTATTGATAATATCGCTCTTGATACTTGCAGCATCGAGTTTTGCAGCAGTAATACTACCCGCAGCAATGCGGTCTACCGATAGTGTTCCAGCCTTGATACTCGAAGCGTTAATACTAACAGCATTTACCTGCGTTGCTGTTAGCGTACCAGTATATACGCCCGTGGCTGACAGTTTTGTCAGTTTGGGGTACTCATCTCCGCCAAGGGCAGTAGTTATAGCATCAATATCCTCGGTCCAAGCAACGGAAACTGCATTGGCAAAAGTTACATTGCCACTCGCGTCCCACGATATATTGCCCGAAGCTATTTGCCCTGAGCCATCATTATTGAGTTTCCACTTTGTCCCATTTGTGATAGAGCCATCACTGCCGAGCGACACATTACCTTTGCTGATAGAGGTGGATGTGATAGCCCAACCCGCAATCTTATTCGACGAGCCAAGCGATACGATGCAAGTTCCTGCAGAGTCTGTTGCCCAGAAGCCAAAGTCAGAGTTGCTATTGTAGTACAACTGAACTCGATGACCGCTTGTCGCAGTAGCCGTTGATGCATAGACCACAATACGCTTATTGGCTGCGTCGAGCGAAATCTGGGAGTTGTAGATTTTATTCGAGGTAATTGTCCAGTTGCCAATCTTGCCCTTGGTGAAAGTACACTCCAAACCATTGATGTAGGTCGTATTGATGATATCACTCTTAATACTTGCAGCATCAAGCTTGGCCGCAGTGATACTTCCTGCGGCAATACGGTCTGCAGAGATAGTGCCTGCGGTAATCTGTGAAGCGGTAATACTGCCTGTGTAGATGCCTTCTGCGGTAATCTTTGTCAGTTTCGGGAACTCATCTCCTCCCAAAGCCTCGGTAATGCCATCTATTGGCTCGGTCCAGTTGAGCGATACAGAGTTTGCAAATGTAACATTGCCACTTGCATCCCACGAGATATTACCTCCTGCCACAGCTCCCGCACCCGTAGACTCCAAACGCCACTTGTAGCCACGAATACCCGTAGAGCCAATGGTCATTGAGCCGGATGCAGCAGTGTAGGTAGTTGCCGTATTCTTCTTTGTACCACGGTAAATGCTATCGCTGTCGATACTCCAACCACCAATTGTTCCTTTGGTTGTGGTAAGGGTCAGAGCATTGATATTCGATGCTGTGATAAGTGTCGATTTTAACTCATCGGTATTGATATATGTTGCCGAAATTTTACCCGAAGTAATCTGTGAGGCGGCAATATCGATAGCACTGACAGTATCGGCAGAGAGCGTACCTGTAAAGATGCCATCTTTGTCGATATAGGTTGCTCCAACCCATTGCATACTCACCGCTGAGCCGAATTCAATCTTGCCAGTAGATGCGTTATACTTGACATACTCATTACCATAACCCAACTGAGCATTGCCACTATTGTCCACATAGAAGGTCTTGTAGCCATCTTTGAAGCCATAGATGCCATTTACGGTTTCGGTGGTAATAGTTCCCGAAGAGGTCTTGGTGCTTAATGCAAACGAGCCTATGGCTATACCTGAAATCGTACCATCGGTATTCTTGGCTCCAGCAAAGAGTTTGGGAGTGATAACGGTATTGCTATTGATAAGCGTCTTGCCCGTATTCCACTCCTTAACCCAATCGAGGAGATTAGCATCCACACCTGCCGCACCGGTATCTCCCTTCTTGGCTTTGGACCACACGAAAGAGAGTTTATATATTGTGCTAGAAATCGTAATGGGGATATCTATCTTGCCGTGATCGGCAAGCGTAGTCGTGTTGGCCGCAACTGCAAATGTTACGGTCTTATTGGTATTATTGACTGAAATGGATGAGAATCCCGTCGGCTTGGTGATTGTGCCTATGGTAAAGTTGCTGAACGCACTATCGCCGAGGGTTACTGATATTGTAGATGTAACAGATACTGCAGAGAGTATCTTTCCGCTCTGATCTGCGGGGAAAATATACTCTCCGAGCGACTGGGTTATCGTGTAACCATCCTTCTGTATTGTGATTGTTGCCTGACCTCGGGCAATAAGCGTTTGTGCCATACTTCCACTTTATGAAAGTATAGGGCAAAATGGGCTGTAATGGTTGCTGGCTAAAGAATTTTTACATTACCATTGCTGTATCTATTGAAGTGGTAATGCATTGGCGAAAGCTTGCTCGTCTCATCAAATGGTGCGAAATATATCTCATCAGCGATACCTGCAACATACCAATTTCTTGTTTGAGCAGAGTTCCAACTGTGGCGTTCAAAATCACGAATGGTATCAATAAGCATACGACCCTCATCGATAGCCTCCTGATATTCGGCAGGGATACGCTTATACATTGCACGACCAAGGAAGAGTACGACAGGATGCTTATGTTCAAGTAGTATATTTAAGACCTTTTTTTCAAGTGGAGAGTGAAAACCGCTGATAACAACAGAGTCGGTATTGCAAATAGATTCTGCCCAAGCAATACATCTGCTTTCGGCCTCTGGTGTGACCGAGCGAGAAGCGAAGAAGGCTACAAGATGTCGCTCCAACAAATCAGTATTTCCGAGCGAGCTCATAAAAAAGCGTAGGCTGCTGTTGCTCATTTTGTACTCAGGCCTTCGCTGCCATAACCCAAACAAGCAAACAGGCAACCCACGCTGAGTGAACATCTACACACACTACGCCAAATGCGCAATGGCATAAATACACCATTGTGGACATCCTGTCGCTGTTTTGCTGGGTTAATCCAAAGTTGCGAAGTTTGAGTACCGCAAAAACAACTAAAAAATGTCTCTATAAAGACTTGCATATCCTGCAAATCACCCACAAAAATAATCCATTTTTAACAAATATTAGCATTTGAGCCAATAATTCTTTCTGTTACAAAAAATCAGCGGCAGGCAAAGTGCCCACCGCCGACGCAAGAAAGATGTGTGTATGTTGTGTTATTTTGAGACTTCGCACATTAGTACGCCCTTGCCTGTAACATCGGTCTTGGCGACTGTGATGCTCTTACCCGTATAGGTCTTGACAACGGTTGTACCTGCCGAGTTCCAAAGCTTCCAAGTGTAGGTATATGCTGTGCCGTCAGCATCCAACTCCTCGCCATTACGGTAGAGAACAGCCTTTGCATCAACATCGTTACCGTTGTTCTTGATGGTAAATCCCTTCTGGCTCACCAAATCAACGGTGATAGGATCCGACATATCGGTAAACGAGATAATGTCGCATACAACCTTGTTGGCCGAAGCATTACCCGCCGAGGTATCGGTATCCTTGATGGCACACTTGAAGGTCTCGAAGTTGAGCACCGCATCGTTAGTGATGGTGATCTCGTTGGTTGTCCATCCTGCTGTTACACCACGCTGATTAGTTGTTGTAAGGCACGCCCAACCTGCACCGAGCATTGCATTGTAATATGGGCACGTTACCGTTGCACCCGAAGATGCTGCTGCACTAAGTCCCGATGTCAGCGTAACAACCTTTGTCGAGGTATTGACAGAGGAGATAGTGTATTGAGCAGAGCCGATAGTAATCTTACCGCCAGCCTCCATATTAGCAATAGATGCCACAGTGATTGTTGTTGCGCCAGAGTTTGCAGCTGCACTCAATGTCGTGTTTGCAAATACAGCCGAGTCTTTGATTCCCCAAGCATAGGTAACATTGTCGGTATCGATAGTTGCACCACGCCAGAGGTCGCAGTGTGCTTTGAGCGTTGCCACCTCGTCATTCTTAAAGACGATGCCGTCGGGAGCGTATGCCACGGCAGCAATCATCGCACCGGCGTTCAGGTGCTGAGTAAACTGAATCTCTGCACGGAAAGGAATCTCCAAGCCATTCGCATCGATGTAAGTTGCCTCAAAGGTATAGCGCACCTGTGGTGCCGATACGGTCATATGGTTTGCCTTGATGGTAAGGGCATACTTGGCCGATGCAGCACCAATCGTACAACTATCCTGACCCGAAGTGATTGCCGTACCGTTTTTATACCACTTTGCCGAACCACTCTTGACACCTGCGGTGAGCGATGCAGCATTGCCCACCGATGTAATCTGGTCGGTAGAGCCCTTGCCACTCACAAAGAGCGAAGGCGTAAGAATGAGATACGGCGATGCTGCCCACGAGGGAGCATAGGCGTTTGTATCCTTGTTATATACCTGTGTTAGGGGCTGCGATGAGCCGATGAATGCTTGCAGGGTTACTGCATCGTTCTGGTCGATAATCGTGACCTGTCCTCTTGCTACTTTGACTGCCATATTTCGTTATTCTAATGTTGTTGATATCTCTACTTCACAATCGAAGACCGCTTTATACCATACATCCTCTTCGGTAATCTCCAACTCCTTGCCGTAGTGGTTTGCCGAGTTCCAAATCTCATCCGAGGCCGCGTCCTTGCTTGTTCTTCGCCAAAGGAAGTTACCATCTGGAATAAGAGCGGTAATCTCTTCGCCACCTCTGTAAACTCTCGCCACGAGCGTTGTTGAGACAATGCCGTTACGGAATGTCGTACCATTCTTCGATTCTACATATACAGTATAGGATGGTTCGCCATCATAAAGTTTGAAGATGGTGTGAGTTGCTGTAAATTCCTCGCCATTTAGCGTAGCAGTGTATCGTAAAGTAAGCACATCACGCCCCTCCCAACCGTGATAGTTGGCAGGTAACTCGAAAAGCGAGGAGTTGTTGTTAGCATCTCTCCAAACACCATCTGCCGCAAGGTATTCCCAACGGCGTGATTCAGGCTCGAAATTGTACTCCGTTGCAACGATAGATATACTCTGAGGATCGCACTCGCCTGTAAGAGCATTGGCATAATGAAATGTCGTTCCACCCGTAAGCGATACCGAGCGAGGCTTTAGTTGTTCCTGCGCCTCCTCATCGAGGTCTTCCCAGCGGATGGTAACATCACGCAGCTCAATAGTATCCTTCGACCACTTGAAACGCCCCGAGGCAAAGTGGCCCGTACCATCTTGATTGATAACAAAAGAGCCATCACGAGAGGATATAGAGCCATCGTCATTAAACCTGAGCAGAGGATTTTGCATCGTGCCACCCACACCGCCCCGGTTAAACCATGCACCATACTCCTCCGTATAGTTGAGTGTGCCATCTGTTGCCTGATAAGGTGTTGGCTGCTTACCCGCTTCCAACTGTGGAGCAGTTACGATAAGTGGCATCTCTGACGATATACCAAGGCTCATATTCGGAGCATCGGATTTGCGTATCGGGAATGATACCTTATGACGTAGCCATCGCTTCGCTTGGTCAATGACAATATCTCCAATCAGGTGTTCATCTTGATAGAAACGCACAGAGCCAACCTCCTCGGCATAGATCCATACAGAGAAGCAGTAGTAACTGCCTATACGCTCATTCCTCCAATCTGCGCTTTGGGCGTGAATGTAACTATCGGCTGTTAGGCGTACACACATGCCAATACCAACCGGTGAAGATGCTGCAACCTTATCTGCTCCAGCAAAGCCACAAGAGAGGCTGTCAAGAAGTACATTCTTATGGATTTTGCCCACATAGAATGTTGCTCCGAAGCCATTCTCATCGCCTGCGGTAAGCGTTCCTGCGATATTGACATTGCGTGTGGCATAGAGGTTCTGAAAGTATGCTCCATAGCCCTCCAATACCCCGAATACGGGGTCAATAACGCCCGACACCTTACCTACACGGGCCTTTGTTGCATCGGTGAAGACTGCAACAGAAGAGAGCCTGATGATATTAAGATCTGCTATCTCGCACCATTCCCCGCCATTGGTAAGGTCTATCGCCAGACTGCGACTATATTGCTTGGGATACTCAACTGTGATCACCCACAGTTTGTACTCCCACTCGGTAGATAGCGAGAAGGTGTCTTCGGCATCAATCTTCTCGCCATTGGTATAGCCAAAGGATATTGAAGCCTCTGCATTTTGTGAGGCACGAGCCTTGAACGATACCAACAACCTCTCAGGATGAGCAACAGACTCTTCCAAGGTCTGCTTTATACCGTAGGAGCCGTTGCCCGTAATGCGGGCTATGCGGTTTGCCTCGCTATCCTCACTGCGGTACTCTGTGGCGGCGTCTCCATAGACGGCATATTTAGCCTTATCTGGAATATCGATAGTCCCACCTGCCATTGTCGGATAACAAAGAGAGCGTTCTGTGGCCATACCGTCAATGATATCCATATAGGGAGCATCACTATCCGAGGCGGTGAGGTACATCGCTCCACTACGGTCATTGTTCGTAAGACTTGTGATGCGAACAAAGTCGAGCAGCTCGCCACTCTTAGGCTCATCACCATCGAGCAGAGCACCGATAAAGTATGGCGACTCCTTACCATCAATGGTATCAACACCCGTCTCCACAACAACCATCAGCGAGTAGATGCTTTGGTTTCGCTCAGCATACTGACGACGCACAACATCTCCGACCTGCAGACCTTGCGTCTTCTGCGAGTCGGAGTCTATGCGAATCTTATATTTCGAGTAGTTATATACCGCCATTGTTATACTATTTTCTCCACGCTGTCGCCCGAACAACTATCGCTAATCCAGAGCGAGCCATTTGTCACCGAGAGTTTCTTTACCTCAAACTCGTAGGCTCTGAACTTCTTGCGGGCCACAACCTCGTCAAAGGTGGCTGTTGTATTTCCCGTAGTGCGATTAGCCTGTATTGCCCAGCCACTGCCGGCAAAGCCTGCCGAGAAGAACTCCGAGGAGAGTGTTCCGCCAAAGTAGCTGTTGCCATAGTGTTTGATGCCGTCGCTCACAGCCTGCAAGCGAAGAGTCTCTGTTAAGTATAGGACTCCATCGGTCAAACGGGTGAAAGATCCATCAATTCCGATATGCCCAACCGCCTCGATAGGAATATTTGCCGCCACAAAATCGGCATCGGTGCTGACAAAGAATGTCTCGCTGTATCTGTTCTGCGGAGCATACTTGCTGGTGGAAGCACGATGACTGAATGATGTCTTGTGAGGAACGAAAGTTTGAACGCTATCTTTCTCGTAGACTACATCAGATGATAGAGAGATATGCTCCTTATCACCACTGATAAGTATGCCATCAGCCGAGCCAAAGCGTAGGTTCTTATGGATGATGATTCCTTCATCATTGCTATCTATACGATATGATGACAGGAGGTCGGCTCCATAGTTATGCCTTACGGTGAGCGAACCGGGAAAGCAAGCCTTACCGTATGGCGAGAGCACCAGGCATTCGCCGTCGATATCCGAGATGCCAGAGAATAGACGAATCTTGGGAGAGTCATCGCTGCCCAAAAGCAAATCGCCGCCTATACTGCCTAAACGGATGCTCTCACCCTCACGAGTGAGTACAGACTTGCCCGCAATGCGAACACCGTAGCCGTCAAGGAACGATAGGTAGCCACTGAGTGCCACATCTTCGCCCGAGAACGATAGTAGCGTATTGCCCTTATCTCCCAACTGCACGCCATATTTAGCTGACAGTGCACCTCCCAGCGTTGATGTTCCATGAACGGTAAGGTCTTTATGGACTATGCCGTTCTGCATTTCCCAATCAACACTCGAAAGGTTGGCATTGCCCTTATGATAGACATCTTTGCCGCCCACCTGCAATAATGTTGGCGAGATGAAGATTCCGCTCTCCTTATCGCCAATGATCCATTCACCTGTGGAGTGGACAGAACCACTGAGGAGGTCGATATTCGATGCATCTATCGTTGCGGTAGCCTTGTATGGGTCGTAGCGTAGTATGTTCCTGCCACCAAGATAGAGGGCATCGCCTCCGAGTTTGATGTTGCCCGTAATCTTTATACCGTACTCGATAGCCGAGACAACGCCGTCAGCATCGGTAATATCTTCCGAGTAGGTTTCAAGGATTCGGGTATTAGCGACACCTGCTTCAAAACCATAGTTGGCGCGGAAGATACCTATCATATCTCCGCCTGTCTTCTTGAGGTAGTCTATAAGCAGACCACCGCCAGATTCTCCTCCTTCACCAGTGACAGCACCGGCAATGGCAGAGGCAAATCCGTAGGCGGTGTTTTTGAGGCGTACACTTGTCTCATCTCCCTCTTCAACACCATAGGGATGTTCGGCATCCTTCTTCTGCTGGGCATTGAAGAAGTTATGGTACAACTGCGAGTAGATCGAGTAACAAAGACTCGACCTATCAAGATGCTTTATGTCGGGATGTAGTTGTACGCTCATTACTTTGTGTAGCTGGTTTTAGAGAGAAATTTCTGAATCTTCGATGAGAGCGAGATAAAGTTGGGGAAGTTCACAGGTGTCATCGTACCCATCAGCGTTGGTGTCATTATCTTACTACACTCGGTCATAAAGTCGAGCATCAACTGCGCTAACTCATTTCCCAAGACAAGTGGCTCGGTGGCGTTCTCATCTCCGAGTGTTACCTTATTGTCCGCCAATGCAATGGTGGTTGAATTGACCTTCTGAACAACTTTATCTGCTGTCTGCTTAATCTCTGATTTATCGACGGTTTGAGTAATCGTCTCTGCATCCATTGCAACAGTAGCCTCTTTATCCTTGTCATTCTTAACAGAGGTGGTTACAGTGGTTGCAGTGTACTTGGTAGATGCCTCGTTTCCTGTCGGCTCCAACTCATCATAATCAGGCGAAGAGTCGCTGTCGGGGTCCAACTCTTCGGTCTCGGTAACACCAATAGTTGTCTCGGTATGAGCCGTGAGGTTAATGATATTGACATGCGAGAAGTTTACGATATAGGCATACTTTGTTGCCGCATCCATAAAGATGGTAACATCGGAAAAGAGTGTCGGCACAATCAGAAAACCGCCTTCATTGTTCGTGGCAGCAGAGAGCAAGACGCCCTTATGGATTATAGGCTCTGTGGAGGCTGTCTCATCGGGATATTCGCCCACATCGACAGTACCGCCATACTCCTTGAATTCCGAGTCTGCAGGGTCATCGTGTACCTTTGCCACATAGCCATGAATCATACGAGCAGTACCCACGCCCGACATACCGCCTGGCGCCATATTGACACGCTCCATACTGCGACCCAGCGCAATCTTGCGAATCGCCTCACGAATGACTAGCTGGTTTGACTTATCTGCAGACATAGTTTTATTAGAGAATAGGTTATTTTTCTACTTCTTGATTTTATACGGTATCGAAAGTTGCTGTCGATATCCACCAACCCCAAAGTTTGTTGTTACCTCTTCGACAAGGTAGACTCCATTCTTTGAGGGGTTACGGTGGTCAATTAGCTCAACTTGTACCGCAGGTGGAAGTCCGAAATCACCAAAGATTGTGAGACTTCCCGTGATACCGTTCAGGTTGTAGTTACGGAAATACTCCGTTGTCTCCTCGACAAGTTCATCCGAGGAGATGCCGATATGTGGTGACATATACGGAACGACTGTGTAGGTCGAGAGATCTACCTTGTTTTTGGTCTCTGCTCCCGAAGCGGTTGTGTTACCCGTAACCTTATGCGACTTCTTCGATATCTGAGTAGCATTTACCGTCTGATACTCCTTGCTGCCCGGTGTTGCAGGGTCGTATTCAGGATTCAGGCGGATAGTCACCTCAAAGAACTTCTCATCCGTGCCCATAGCCTTGCCTGTAACGGCCAAGAACTTCGGGTCGGTCTTCACAACCTTGAGTGATGACTGCGCCACATGTTCGTTGAAGTATATCTTGAATGGTCCTGTGGAGTCATCCTCGGGGAACACGGGCTGTGCCTTGCTCGATGAGTATGGTCTGCCGACTGCAATCGAGGGCATAGCACTCTCGTTGTTGGCATCGTATTTCAGGAAGCAATAGACCTTATATTTTGACCACTCGGAGAGTATATCTGCCACGGTGAAGTTATCCGTAACCTTGATTTTACCGATGTGAATATCAAACTTCTTGGTATCTGAGTGAATCTTGAAGCCTGTATCTTTGAGGATATTGTACGCACCCTCCAAGACATCATTGACGGTTGTTCCGCTGGCAGGAGTCTCAAAGTGCGGAGCCTTCTTGAGCTTGAGTTTGTAGGCCATATTCTCGCACTCTATTTCGAGATTACTCTCGGAGTTGTAACCTGTGATATAGCCATCAAACATATTCTTCAAAATGCCGTTGTAGCCAAGTTTGATGTTCACACGCTGACCAACCTTGAAGGTGGTGGTATCGACAAGTCGCTGCGTTGTCTGCTTCTCGATGATAACTCCATCCTCCATAATCTCAGTGGTAAATATCGAGGCATCCTTACCTTCAACGGTTACCGTGCCGATGATTGTTGAGCGACATACAGAGCCTTTCGGAAGGGTTATCTTCGCCGTTCCGATAAGCTTCTTGTATGTCTCGTTTATCTCAATGCTCTGCACCTCGGTAATCTCTATGGCATCCTTAATCTCCATAGGATTTGAGGGGTTTGCATCGCCAATGGTGATCTTGCAACAAAGTACATCCATCATAACCACGCAAATTTTATCAGTGATGTAGGGTCAATAACTTCTGCGCCGAACTTCACCCACTTAATCCATTTGTTCGTGTGCTTGATAGCCTCATCAACCTTTTCGGCCTCTGCAATCTTGAGTTCTACAGCCTCCGAAGGCTCTACCGCTACGCAGTTTAGCGTATAGGGCTGTACATTTCTGCAATCTGTATGTGGAAATGAATAACCCTGAATAATCAGGCGTGAGATGTTAAACTGACGCAACACGGTATTATCGCAGTCGATGACACCTTTGTACTGCACCAACTTAATAAACTTGGATATCTCCGCTTCGGGATAGACATCGGGATACTTCGATGTAATCTTTCCGTTGATGGTAATCTCCATATCGCCACCCGAGATAAACTCCTTGCGGGTGTAGTCACGACCCTGCACCTGTGTGAGCAAGATGTTGTTCTTGCTCGACACGCTGACATGAGGTCCAAGATCTACAAAGGTTACAATGCCATACTTGGTGTTAGGCTCAACCTTGCACTCCTTGTTATCGTAGTACTTTCCCTCCTTGGATATGGAGAGTTCGAGGTAGTCCTGCACTGTTCTGCCGACAATGGTATCGGTGTAGTTCTTCTTCTGTGCAACCGCCTGCTGCTCACTGATGAGTTTGTAATATTGTCCTGTCTTGTTGGCAAGGCTCGACTGCGACTGTGTTTCGAGATATTTATCACGCACACGCTGCTCCCAGTATTGCAGGTAGCGAGGATATGAACGCAACAGTCCATATGCCGTCTGTGATACAATCTGTATGGCGGCACGCTTCAGTAGGTCGTGGTGTTTGGAAAAGTAATGTACCTGACCTTCCGAGAGCTCCGCCAAACCCATACCGATAGCCTGGCGGGTGGCATTACTGATATATCCCATCCAGTTACCACCGCCAAGAATACCTCCACTGAGAAGTGTTGATGCTGCTATTTGTAGTAGTCGTGCCATACTGTTTATGCATTCCACGAGGCATCAAAGTCGTGAACCACATCTATGAGTGCCTGCGCTAATTGTTGTTTTAAGTTTTGTACCTCCTCGGTCTGTCCCTCCTTACTCTTCATAAGGTCAATAGTAGAGACGCTGAGAAGGCTCTCAATATTTACTATTACTTGTTTTGGAGCGGCAGAGGATAGCCTGCCAGTTCCTGAATAGTTACCACCGGCACCTCCGTCATCCGGGCCCTCATCATATAGATGCTGGTTGGTGATAGGATTGCTATCAAATGGTCGCATATCGTTAGACTCTGGCTCGTTGCTGTACATATCCGGAGTGAAACCTGCTACTCGCAAGATATTCGCTGCTGCCTCTGCCGAACCACCGAAGGTCTGTCGAAGTGCAGCGAAGAACTTTACAAGAGAGGTATGAGCCAACTTGCGATTGGCAAGATTCTCAACACGCTCCTCATCCGTAGCATTCTTACCCAATACCTGCTGCACCCAACGACCATTCTCATCCATTGAGAAGCCCCAAGCTGCAAGCTGGTCGAAGTCGTAACCGCCGCTACGCATCAACTCTTGTGCTTTGGCGGCACTCGAGATAGCATTACGGTAAGTTGTGGCTGCTCGCACAATCTCAGGAACGGTGTTCTCGTTCATGTACTTGGCGTAGTCGTAGGTCTGTGCAGCCACAGCCTCATTTTTCTCGCCTATATTAGGAATATATACCGCCTTGCCATTGACCATACTGAATAGTGAACGGTCAAGGTCTGCATCCGAATAGCCGAATCGTTGCTGTATGGTGCGGATAAAGGCATCCATCTCCAACACTGTTCCCAACTGACCGAACTCTGCGTAGGCTGCATCAATCTTTGATTGACTGTCTCGCTTGGCAAGGGTGATAAGAGCATTACGAATATCATCCTGACGAGCATCGTTAGTAGAATAGCCCGGGTCGTAATAATATCCGCTCTTTGCCGCTCTTGACATTGCCGCACCTTCTGCCAGTGTCGATATCCACCAGTTTCGAGTAAAAGCTCCTATCTTCTGTCCTGAAGCCTCCTCAATGGATTTGCCAGCCACGACCTCTTCAACAGCTCGCTTGGTCTTGATTGCCATATTGTAGGTCTCGCTAAGCGAAGAGTGAAGAGCCTCGATAGATGGATAACGGTACTTCTTGTTAGCCTCTATCTCCTCCAAGACGGCATCCTTAGCCTCCTTAACCTTCCAAGTCTTGTAGGCAAGCCAGCCCATAGCGCCGACTACGGCAGCAATACCTGCTGTGGCGGCTACTGCACCTGTACCAATAGCACTAAGCGATGCCGCAGCACCCGTAATGCCGTTACCCGTAGCGACCTGCGTGGCAAAGAGTGATTGCAGGGCACTCTTAGTTCCCCACACGCCACCGCCTGCCATCAGAGCCTTGGTCATAGCACCACGACCCGCAACACCCGCAGCACGCATCTGGGCTACGATGGCTCGCTTCTGCGTGAAGGATAGTTTACCACCTCGGCCAAGACCGAGAATGCCTGTGATAGCATCAGCACCGGCCATAGCAGCCGACTGCTTGCCAATAAAGCCAAGAGCAACACCAACATTGGTCAGAGCACCTGCAACCTTAAAGAGTTTTGTTGCGACAAAGCCCGTGAAAACAAGTGGTTCTATCCAATGGAAGTTACGGGCCACCCACGCGCCGATATTGCCGATAACGGTCATAATATCCAACAACGCATTACCGATGGATACAAGACCCTTGGTAAACTCAGGCGATTTGAACTTATCGAGGAAAGAGCGTAACACCTGACGAATTGTTGGCTCTAACACCTCATACGCCTGCATAAAACTCTCGGTAAGCTGTGATGTTACCTGTGCCCAGAGTCCCTTGGTTGTATTCTGCTTGACAAGGGCCAACTCAGCCGAGATGCCTTGGGACCCTCGGTTATGGGCAGTTAGGTTACGCAACTGGTCGTAGTTGTTCACCAACATCATCGCCGCATTACCACCAATCTTACCGAAGATAGCCTGCATATCGGCCATTGACGCTCCCTTCTTATTCAGATCCTCGAAGATGTCGGCCAATGGTCGTAGTTTCTCGACCATCACACCCTCGATATTGCGCATCTCGGTAAACTTCACGCCCAAGCGGTCGAGCACCCTCTGCGACTCCTTTGTAGGCTTGGCAAAGCGTGTTGCCATAGCACGGAGCGAGGTACCGGCAAGTGTTCCTTTCAGACCCATGTTACCGAGCAAACCAATGGCGGCGGTACTCTCCGTGAAGTCCACGCCTGCAGTACGCAGATAACCGGCTGCCATTTTATAGGATTCCGCGACCTCTACGATATTGACATTCGAGCGAGAGATGGTCGAGGCGATAATGTCCGCCACGCTATCCATACTATTGTTGTTGATATCGTATCCCGCCATAATGTTGGTGGCAAGGTCGGCGATATAGCTGACATCGTTATCACCGATAAGGGCAAGGTTGGTAATAGGTCGGATAGACTTGTTGATAGTATCGATATTCATACCCGCCATAGAGAGGTACTTTACAGCACCTGCAATCTCCACAGCGGTAAACTTCGTGTCGATACCAATCTTTCGCACATGGCGAGCCATATTATCAAAGCGAGTCTCGAAGGTACTCAAATCAGTGTCCGCCACACGCAAGATAGAGTGTGCCGACTGCATAATGTTTGAGTACTCGATAGCCTTTGTCAGCTCATTACGCACCAAACTATAACCCATATAGGCGTTAATCATCGATGCGAACGGAAGGTTACGCAACGATGGTGCCTGGGAATACTGAATACGGTTGATGGCGGCACGACGCTTACTGCGGTAGAGCGTGCCTGCTGCGGTATTTTGTCGTTGCATAGCACGCACCGACTGCATTGCGTTTCGCTGCTGTTGCTGGCGTGCCGCTTTATCGGCCCGGCGACGCTCCTGCTCGGCTTGTCTGCGCTGACGCTCAGCCTCGCGCTGTGCTCGGCGGCGTTCCTGCTCACGGGCTCGTGCCTCTGCCTGACGACGCTTCTCGGCAGCAGCACTCTCGGCTACCTGTGCCTTGCGGCGTTGCTCGGCATTGAATTTCTCATCGTCGTGAGCCATACGCTGGCGGTGCAACTGCTGAGAGGTGTAGAGACGCTGCATAAGCCTCTGCTGCTCCTTCTCAGGCATAGCAAAGGCTGTCGGAGCATAAGGCACAGGAGCTTGCATACCTGGAGAGTACGCAAATGGCATAACGGCAGAAGCTCCCGATGTAGCAGCACCAGCCACACCTGCGGGTAGTCCGCCAGAGATATTCAGCGTGATGGTCGAAGAACTCTTTATTCGATTAAGAATAGAGAGTATGCTACGCAATCTCTGCTCGGCAACATCAGTCTTAATGGTCAACTCTCGGCCACGCTCCATATGTGAGAGTGCCGAGTTAATCTTGCCCATAGCCTTGGTGATACGCTTCTGGGCATCTGCCATCGTCGTTACTGACGAGGATGCATTACGCTCAATCTCTGCCTTGCGAGCCTCGGCAGCCTTCTTCTCATAGAGGCTCTTGGCATTTGCCTTGATTCTCTTGGTGTCGAGTGCCGGTGCTGCGATGGTGAGGTTTATACCTTTGGCAAGAGTAGAAATCTCGGTCAGCAGTGTCTTGACGCGCTCCAACTTCGCCTCGCTGTTCTTTGTGTCGATGGTAAGGCGGTAATCAAAACTACGCTTCTTGCCATTCTTGGTGCGGAACACACGGTCAATCTCATCCATCATATGCTTGATGTTGGTAACCGCAGGGGTCAGTGATGCCTTTGCCTGCACAAGTTTGCCGACGGCCTCACCGAAGGCCATCACCTGCTTCGTACCTTGTGAGGCATCGACATTGATGGAGTAATTGACTTGATAATTCTGTTCCTGTGCCATCCGAGACGGGTTTTATCTTATTATAAGAGTAGTGGTTTTTAGGTGTGAGAGATTAAAAATAACCGCCGTAAGTCTTACGGCTTACAGCGGTTTGTCAGGGAGTCTTTTCGAGTAGTGAGACCGGTATCGGCATACGACTGATGAGCATCTGCTCGTGCAGCCACAATGCATCCTCGGAAAGCATAGCGAAATCCTCATCGGAGATTGTTTCGAGGCTTACTCCGGGGAAGTAGTGGCGCACATATATCACTCTCTGGCGAATGCGCTGCTCATCGGTGATACGCCACCGGTCTATAAGTTTACCAGCGTACTCTGACGAGTAGTGATAAGCTCCGAGAGCTGACCCATAAGACCGAAGAGGAACATCGAGTCGTTATCCACGAGTTCACGGTCGCCATCGATGAAGCAATCCTTGGCAAGCGTGCGCATTGCCATAACCTCATCCTTCTTCGAGGCTGCCATAAACTTCGAGAACTGCGGGAAGGTAGGCTCCGACATATAGGCCACATAGACCTCCTTCTCGTCACCCGCCTCGCCAAAGACCACCATAGGGTAAATCTTGCGCAGCTTCTTCTCCTCCTTAATCTTCTGAGCCTTCTCCTTAATCTCAGACTCCTGTTTCATTGTGAGCATTTTCTCTTCCATAAAGAAATCGTATTATGTGAATTATACCATGTAAGTTGTATCCACTTAAAGTGTAGGGAAAGAATGTTAGAAAGGTTTGAGAGAAGGATGATTATTTTGTGTTTTTACAATTTATAGCGTTTTGACATTCTAAAAAGTTCCGTGTTATGGCGTTTGAAAATTGTATTTTGCCTGATTTATGGCGTTTGAAATCGTAAAATTTTCCGCATTATGGCGTTTGAATGGAAATTTTCACTATATTTGCATTATCAAAACTGTATGATTATGGTAGATAAAAGAGTAATAGAACAGGTTTTAGCTGAGCAATACGAAGAGTTAGTCGCATTGCAGGAAGTTGACTTATGTGCCCGCAAAGAGGAAGATGAGGTTAACTTAGATAGCCATCTCGCACAAGTTATCATAGGAGTCCGAAGAAGTGGCAAATCCACCTTATGTTATAATGCTCTCAAAGCAAAGGATGTGAAATTTGCCTATGCAAACTTCGATGATGAGCGTTTCAAGGATATGGAGACAAGTGACCTAAACACAGTGTTAGAGGTATTGTACAAGGTGTATGGCGATTTCAAGTACTTGTTCCTTGACGAGATTCAGAATGTGGAGGGATGGCATCTGTTTGTCAACCGTCTATTGCGTCAAAGAATGCATATCATAGTAACAGGTTCAAATGCTAAATTGTTAAGTGGAGAACTTGCGACTCACCTAACAGGTCGTAACGATCAGATTGAGTTATATCCATTCTCTTTTACAGATTGGTGTCATATTAAGGGTGTTGATACCAAATCTATGACAACCAAGGCTGAAGCAGCCAGAAGAGCAGCCTTTGATGAATACATTAAGCAAGGTGGCTTTCCCGAGTTGATGTGGGAGAAAAACAAAACTCGTTACATCGACAATTTGGTCAAAAACATCTTAAAGAGAGATATTGAGCAGCGTCATAAAATTAAATATAAGGAGGCTTTTGAACAACTAGCACACCACCTGATGAATATTGCTCCAGTCACTATAGTTGAGAAGGATTTGGCTGCTGTGGTCGGATTAAAATCAAACCATACTGTAAACAATTACATCGGATTCCTAAAAGAAGCCTATTTGATGCTAGGCTTGAAGAAGTTTGCAACAAAGAGTCGACAGCGAGTAAGGTCTGAAAAGATATACCCTGTTGATGTTGCTTTTATGGATGGTAGACAAGATGCTTTTGCTGGAGATAATTTAGGTTGGAGACTAGAAACTATCGTATATGTCGAGTTGCTTCGTCGTAATCGTCCAATTAACCGAGATGTCTACTACTTCAAAAATGCGAGTGGATATGAGGCTGATTTCGTTGTATGTAAAGATAATCGCGTAGAAGAGATATATCAGGTATCATACGACATCAGTAAAGAAAAAACACGCAAAAGAGAATTAAGAGGGTTAATGGCCGCTTCAGCGGAAACGGGATGCAACAACCTCTACTTAATCACAGACTTTGAGCGTGAAAGTCTTACGATGGAAGGAAAACCGATAGAAATAATTCCAGCTTACGATTGGTTAATAGAAAAATAATGTGGGCCACTAAACCCACATTATCAATCATAGTTTTAACAACTTACCCTCTATACCGCAGCGTTCAAGCACTGCGGTATTTTCTTTATCAAACGCGATTAGACACGATGGGGCTCCTGCAGTGCCTCCTTGCTCTCCCGATGCGTGATAGAAACTCAACCGTCCTTTGATAAAGAGTATCGAGTCTGCATTGGGAAATATCAAGTCGTGAAACAACCTTGTGTCTGTTCGGGCAAAGGTCAGCGCAATAGCGTTCTTATGCTCAACACATCGTTTTATGAACTGCGTGATTAGTGCGGTATCATATGGCGGATTGCAGAAGACACGCCCATACCACTGTTGTTTCAAACCATCGTCCTTGATTGTATAATGGTGCTCGGCAGTGTCCCACGGTCGGTTTATGGGAGCACAAGGGTCTAAATCAAATGGCCCCAACCGCCTCAAGATATGTGGCGGTGTGAGCCATTCATTTTTACCTGTCGAGGACTTGCCTTCAAAGGTTACATCCATACAACCTAAATTGTATCACCAGAGCCAATCTGGATGTCGAACGGATTGAGGTCAAACTCGTGGGTGATGTTCGTGTCATCCTGCTGCGACTCCAAGCAGTCTTCGGTGAAGATACAACCCTTGAGAGTTACGGTAGTCGTTGTCCAGTCGTCCGATGCCATAGGGTTGGCAAACGAGACGATAAGATCGAACTCACCAATCTCCAACAACGATCCATAGACCGAACGCAGGAGCTGCTGCGTAGCGTAGTCCATAGTTATGGATGCCGAGTATGTGATGTTTCCGAAGCCTCGTGAGACGGGCTTACCGCCCATTCCGTAGTTGGACTCCACCTTGCGTTTCTTCGACCACTTGATGGCAGATACGCCTTCGAGTGTCGTAGAACCCTCGTCGATACCGAGTGCGGTAGACGAGAGTGTGATCATAGACCACGAATATGCTACATTATTGATTACTGCCATATCTGTTAACTGTTAGCGGTTAGTGACAATCCCTCCTCGACATAGATCTTGACGGCCACGCCGACAGGGACAATTACATATGAAATCTTGAGCGTGTCGTTCACAAGCACATTCTGATTCGGGTCGATGGTTACAGCGAAGCCGGAAATCTCCTGCGCTGCCTGCATCTTCGCCAGAATATCGCTGATAAGCGTCTTGAACGCTGTAATCTTCGATGGAGCAAGGAAGCCTGTAGAAGGATTCACCAACAGAGGCGAGTTCACATACGGCAGCAATGCAGCACGCACGGCACGGCGGCTCTTGTTGATAGTACGGTTACGGGCAATCGTGCGATAATCACCGATAGAGCAGGTCTGGTCTTTCGAGATGTAGATACCATTCTCACGACCGGCATACTTAATCGGGAAGATGTAGCCCTTATCATCGAGCTCATCAAGCAACGAAGGCGATAACGACTCGTAGCGATTAAGGCTGAGGAAGTTCTCTTCCGCCTCATCGAGGTTGATATCACCAAAGCCCAACTCGATCTCCTGGAAGTCATCGGTAAAGAGGTTGAACTGCTTTACCCACGCAATAGACTCGTGTACATTTGCCTTTGCGATAGCACCCATAACAGCGCCAAGGAAGCCCACAGGCGTATGGTTCGGGTTAACCATCTGCATTGTCGAAATCTTCTCGTGGCGAGACTGTCCGAAGATACAACTGATACGGCTTGACTCACAGATACACGAAGGGATCTTGTTCAAGTCAATCTGACGACCATCAGTGGTGTCAGCACCCGTATTTGAGGGGTTAGCCGAGAGTACCAACGACAAAGGCTGGTTCTGCTCTGCAAGACCTACAGCCACATCGTTGAGGCCCTTGACAAGGTTAAGGCTGTACTTGTCGGCACCGCCATTTGCCTTCCACAAAGGCTGTTCGGTCCAGATACCAATCTGATTGATGAGGCCTCCTGCGGCACGCTGCATAATCTCCAAAGCATCCCAGTTAGCCGAACAGTCAGCAAACATCACATAGAGTTTACCTGCACTATTCACGCTACCGGCCATACGGAAGAACTCACGAATGTGGTAAGCAGGAATACCATACATAAAGTTTACATTCGCCTCCTCGTCATCTGTCGCTTCCACACGCTCAATAATACCGAAGTCGTTTACTGCCGACTTGAACGAGGTGATATAGCAGACATCGCCCAGCTTGAGCTTTGTCTCATTTGTCTTACCATAGCCCTCGGTAAAGAGCGTAGGCTGCATAGAGACATCAAACAGCAGACCCGTAATCTTCTCGGTAGAAGAACCGCTGTCATACGGAATGTTACCGTCTACATCTTTAATGAATACATTACCAAGTGCCATAGGTTATCTCTTTTTTAGTTCGTCGAAATAGGGATTCTTGTAGAGTGTCGCCTTACCGCGAATAGCGGCTGGCGTATTAGGGGTATAAGTTCCGCCGTGAGTGTCGATATAGAGCGCCTCATAGGTGGGGAACTTTTTCAGGATTGCGAGAATGTGAGGGTCTGCCTCTCTCTTCTCCTCATTGGTTGGTTGTTTATTCTCTGTTTGGGGAGTCTCCTCAGCGGGAGTTTCAGCAGCCACAGTCTGCACCTCTTCGGTGGTCTGTGTTACCTGCTCATCCGTTTTAGGAGTCTCCTCTGTGTTAGTTTTCTTAGCCATACTCTTTGAAAAATTTGGGGAGCGGGGCCATACCTCGCTCCCCGGGTGAGACATAAAAATCAGATGAAAGGTGTGTTATGCTGTTTTGGTGTAAGCCGTGTGTACGACAATCTCGGCAGGACGAACGATGTTCACATCCATCTTCATTCGCATCTGGAAGAAGAAGAGCTCCGAGTTAGCCTGCAAGCGGTCTACCTTCAATACCTCGGTGTCGTTTGCGTAGTCTACGCCCATCCAGAGGTTCGACTCCATACCTGTTGAGAACTCGCCGAGCACGATGGTGTGGTCAGGAATGCCCACGATAGGCACGATCTTCTTACCCTTAAAGCGGTAGCGGTTTACCTCGGTATTCTCCGAGTACTTAACCTGCTTGTCAGAGATATACTGGTCGTATGCATCCCACGCATCCCAGCCGATGACAAAGACGAGTGACTTCTTCTTACGAATCTGCTTAGGACACTTCTTCCACATAGCGTAGAGAGCAGCCTCGACAGCAGCACCATCAGTGAGCTCGGTGTTACCCGACACGATACACTGACCGCCAGCGATGGTTGCAGCATCCGTAGCGTTCACATTGTCGATGATACGCTTCATCACGCCATCGAAGTACTTCTCCTTGTTCGCACCAATCTTGATGCAACCTGCGGGAGCAGTGATGCCGGCAGCAGCCTCGCCACCCTTAGCGGCAGTCCAGATTGCGTTGCCGATGTACTCGTTCTTCTTGTCCATCAACAGACGGAGCATCGTTGCCTGAATCTTAGGATCGAGCTCGCGGAAGACGAGATTACCCTCAGGCTGTGCGAACTTCCAGTACTTCTCGTAGTCACGAGGATTGAACTCCAGATAGACCATAAAGTCCGAAGGCTCCAAGTGACGCTCGGTGAACTGGTATTCGTTCTCTCCGTTTTCGCCCTTGGCACCGTGAGTGGAGGTAGGTGTAGGCACATTATCCTGAATAATGTCGCCCAACTTGATGGCAGGCAGCGTGTATTTGTGCTGGATGCCACTCTTGATGTGGATAAGACCCTCGCGGAAGGTGTCGTTACCCTGTGCGGTATAGGTCAAGAGGTCCTCCAAGACCTCGCCATTATAACCGTTCTGCAAAAAGTTTACTGTATCAGCCATTTGTTTCGATTGAGTTTACTTGTTATTGTTGAATCTCAGCCGACTGGCGGATACTTCTTTCCGCACGAGACACTCCCTGTCTCCGGCAAATCAATTAATGAATGGTGTTGTTTACTTCAGCTTACCGAACTTGAAGTCTGCGCCGACAACCTCGTTAACCTTCTCGGCCATCATCTCCTCTGCAGTCTTAGCAGCGGTGGCGGCAGCCTGAACATTCTCGGGGTCCTTGGCAATTTCCTCGGAGATCTTCTCGCGTGCAGGAATAGATGCGAGCGTGCTCTCTGCAAGCGAGAGGTTCGCCTCTGCCATCTTGACCCACTCGGCCTTAGCCTCACGGTCAATCTTGCCTGCGTTGATTGCATCCTCGACAAGCGTCTCGATGCGGGCTGCCATCTCCTCCTTCTCCTTCTTCTCGTAGGTTGAGAGTTTCGATGTCGCCTCCGAGAGCTCCTTCTGCAAGTTCTGGATGGTTGCCTCCTTACCTGCAATAATGGTCTGGGCATCGCTGAGCGACTTCTCAGACTCCTTGTACTTGGACTCAATGGTCGCCAACTCCGAGATGCGGGCCATTACATCCTTGACATCACTGTCCTTCATACCGAGTGAGGCTGCTATAGCCCCGAACTCGAATCCTTGTGTTTTGTTTTCGTTAGCCATATCATTTACTGTTTGCTTAAGAGTAGGAATGTTGTTTTCAAAAAGTTTATTCTCGGCACTAACTCGGCTCATTAACTCCTGAATTGCCGTGGTATCGGTCATCGAGGCAACCTCACTATGTACCTTCTCGCATAACTGCTTTGAGGTGTGGATAATGTTCTCGACAGGGATAATACCTGCCTTCACAGCTGCCTGGGCATCGAAATAGGTACCATCTCTGCCTGCCTCGCCATCCATAATCGCTCGTACATGCTCGGCTTTAAGTCCGAAGCGTTTGCGGTAGATGGTCTCAATCTGCTTGGTGAATGCCTTAACCATCTCCTTAGTATCTACATCCATATCCTCACTCGAAGGCATCATCGGGTTATGGATCATCAGGATTGCATAGTCACGCATAAGCGAGCGTTTACCTGCTGCCCAGATAATCGAGGCCATAGATGCTGCCACGCCCTCGATGACACACTCAGTATCAACCTTTGAGTTGGCAATGGTCGAGTATGTAGACATACCGTAGAGCACACTGCCACCTTCAGAATTAATAAGTACGCGTATGCACGAGGGACGAATGACATTCTCAAGGAAGTCAAACTCATCGTTGAAACGCGATGTGTTCTCCTCGGTAACGCTACCGAAGAATCGAATCGTAGCGGGGGCATCTGCCTTAACCTCGCCAACTACATATTGAAGTGTATTGATATCCATTGGACTCTCTTTTGGATAAGAGTAGTGGTGTTGAAATAAAAAGGTTTATTCATCGTCAGGAATTTTATCCTCAACCTCAACAGACGGTTCAAAGCCCGTTGACTCATCGTAAGTTGGTGAGCTATGCTTACCGTGGTTATCGGTATCGTGCTGCGGAGCATCGCTATGCTGCGTAAATGGCGGCATAACAAGATAGCGTTTCACCCAATCACGGTACTTCCAAGCCGAATACTCACGGAACCATACTTCGTAATCTATCCAGTATGCCTGAAGCATATTGGTGGTAAGAGGCATATCGAAGTATGTGAGGTTACAACGCTCGTTGAGTGCCGGCTCTCGGTTCTTGGCATCTTGAATCGCTACATTGAGTCGCTGGAAGACAATGAACGGGTCGCACTCTCGCTCCGCATCTGAGTTGTTCAGCGTGTTGAGAATAAAACGCACTCGCATTGTTGCCCGTCCCTCACCAATACGCTGTTGTGCCACGAGGTAGCGTACATTGACAAAGTGTATAAAGACCGCAGGGAAGGCAATCTCATACTCCAAGTTCTCACTGCGTATAAGACGAGTGAACTGGCCGTTGTCGATAGCGATGGTCTTAAACAGCGGTGGCGATGTAGGGTCATCGGGGTCTTCACGCACGGTGAGGATAGCACGACGCACAGCATCGTACATATTCACAAAAGGGTTCTCCGACTCCTTTTCGGGAATACTATCTACGGGAGGTGTCGGCTCCTCTGTCTGCGGTTTGTTATGCTTATCTTTTATCATTTCGGAAATCCTTCAAAAATCATATCTACAAGACCGTTGATGTGGTCTTCAATGTTGGGCGAGAAGCCTATAAACTGACGATGCACAGGGCGGCGTGTTGAGTATTGGTTCACGGTGTATAGTCCGAACTTCGGGTCTGTGTTATGCACTGCAGCGTAGTTCTTATACTTACCTCGCTTCTTACCTCGTTTGCCACGGATGTAGGAACTTACCTCCGTAGTCCAGATGTCGTAGTGAGTGGTACGGCGGAAGCCTCCCTTGCCGTGAAGTTTACCAAACTCCAATGAGCGACCACGCTCTCCCTTGATACTTCTTGACAGCGTGCCGGTATCAACCATCGTGGGGTGAGTAAACTTCTTTCCCCACTTTGATGTGCGGGCGGGCCATTTACTACCGTTAAAACCACCTCGCTCAAAAGAGGATTGAAACTGCTGCTTGGCATATTCACCCGCCGCCGTAACAAAGTCCTGAGCATTGTAGAAGAGTTTGCTTCCTAACATTCGGTAGTTACCGTTTCGCCACTGTGCACAGAACTGATCAATCGTTATCTTGCTCATAGAACTTCGATTTCAGGCGTTTGACAATCTTCTGCACAAATTGAGGTAGTGGCGCATCAAAGTAGCGATGTGCATCGGTAAAGATTCTGCCACCCGTTGCAAGGCTCTCGCGGAAAACAGGATCGACCATCGAGCGACACTTGACAATACTCAATGAGGCTCTTACTCCTGCAAAGCCATTGGCGATAAGATAGCACCTGCATCCCCATTCGATGGGCGGTATCAACTCTGCCGGGAACTCCGACTTGCGATACGACACACCTTCGAGTGACAGGTGCCACGGGCGCACACGCTCGTCCGCCTGCGTCATATATGTAATGATAGATTCCGCACTCACAGCCACCCACCACGCTGCCATCTTGGCTGCAAAGAAGACCTGCTCATTCTCCGCCTCTGCATAAGTGAGGTTATACTGCTCACAAATTGTTTCGTAGTCGAGCAAGCACTCCTCATCAACCTCTTCGGGCAGTTCGCTTATCATCGTCATTTCTTCGGCTGCAGCAAAGTCAATGAGATTATTGATGGCGGCCACGAGTATTTCGTGTTGCTGTCGCTCACGCTCTGTTGTAAAGTTGTTATGATTACGCAGTATGCTTAATGCCTCATCAAAGTCCAACGCCAAACCTCTCAATGCTCGGTCTATTAGGAACGAGCATCTATGGGTAATGATGTCCTCGATGATGTCCTCACGCTCGGCACTGTTTTCCCAGTTATGGATAAGCCTGCGGAAAGCATCTAGAATGACCTCATACTCCCTCTGCGTTTCACTCTCTGGCCCTTTTGCCTCTACATCAGGGAGCGGAAGTTGGGCTACGACTTCGCTCCCAGAAGAAAATTTGCCACTTGTGAGCCTCGTTGTCTGCCGTAGCGGCGGTAGTACTCCTCATCAGACATTATCCCTCGGTCGTTATGACTCACACCAGGCGTAACACCTCCCGTGCCTCCAATGCCAGACATCACATTGAGTTGCTTTCCTACATTAATACCGAACTCCTTTTCAATCTCATCTGCTGAAACTTCGTACTTATCCGTGATAAGCTCGTAAAGTTTGATGCGGTCTTCGTTGTTCATGTCGATGCGGTTAGAGTATTTGAACTCCAAACCCGCCGGGATATAACCCATAGCCACAAGACGAGGTATAATCTCCTCGTTCATTATGTTCTCAATGTATCGACGATAGACCTCGATACGCTCACGGAAGATATCCTGATGTGCCTTCGTTGAACCCACATAGGACTGCATACCACCTGCCATTGACTCTGAACCCAGCACAAGGTTTGCAACCTCGCTGTTTACAAACTCGATAAGACCCGTGTAGATCTTCTCCGAGTTCGACATCGTGAAGGTCTTGATATCGACCTCATCCTCGATTCCCGTTACCACGACTTTGTTCTGTGCAGCATTAGCAATCTCATTAGCCAATCGCTTGCGGTCTGCATTGCTCTCCGATACAGTCTTACCGTGAATGATGGGCTGTCCGTATGTATGAGAGAAGTTCACATAGTTAGCTACGGTAAACTTCTTGGCTAGGATAAGTGGCGTAGTGGCAGAGAAGAGTCCGAGATCACCTGACGATATAAGCACATAGTTGCGCTGGTAGGCAGGATTGCGCAAATCCCAATGTGGTTCCCAGATACCTTGACGCTTGAGTACCGCCTTCTGGTCAGGGAGCACATTACGACGCTCGATGCTGTTTACCTCTGCAAGTTTACCGGTCTTCGGGTCGATAGTAGGCATAATCTCCAGCAAGGTGTAGCCATATAGTTTCGACTCCACAATGCCCTTGATGATTTTATCGAACTGTGAGCCCTGAATCTTCTGGGTGTTCTGCACATCTTTGATGTACTTTCCCTTCTCATTGATACGAGCAAGCATATACCTATCACCGAGAATCTGGCTCTCCAAAGTCTCGATTACGGAGCGTATGTGAGCGTCCTGCTGGAGGCAAGCATCGTAGAGGTCGATGAGTTTGGAGCGGTCATCGAGAATGTAGCCGGATTCTATATCTCCACGAACCGAACGATAACGATTGTTTCGCTCGATTTCTCGCACATATTCCTGTATGGTTTTCTTCGATGTTCGGAAGATGCTAGATAGCAATTCTCCGTTAAAAGTGCTGTCCGAAGTTGTCATTTTCACTCTTTTTTGAAAGAGTAGAGAAAATTTTTTGAGAAAGTTTTAGGTATTAAATTGTGAATACTGATTTTGACTATATCGGCCTAATTTACAACCAACCACAAAGATTTATTGTGAATAAGGAAAACTCTCGCAACATCTTGATAATCAACGAAAAAGAAGGTTTTTAATGAATGGAAAATGCCTGATTATTATTAACTTTACACCCGCAATTGCAAAAAATTACACGATTAGGTAACAAATTTTAATATCAAATGAAGAGATAAAATGAAGATTGAAAAGGTTCCTTGTAGAATAATTCGTTACAGGGAATTCCCCGAACTTCTCTTCGGAGAATCACCGAATAACGGCCCCACATATTTCGATGCTACACACTTTATCCGTAGTCGTGGAGACGAGCGGCGTCATAGTGTGCAAGAGTTTCGGGTAGCATTCCATCATTGGATTACGGCTCTGTCAAATATATACAGCATCGATAAGGAGGAAATAGTTATTCGTGATGAGACTTCGGGACATATATTAATTGATGAAAGCCTGGCCCTTCTGTTTGTCGTCTATGTTGAACCTGACTTTGCTGCGTTCCTTTTGGAGCGTATGTCAGAATTGCTTATAGACGGGTTCTCGGTTTCAGATTCTTGGCTAATTATGGCTGCCGGAAGTAGATTTACTATTGAGGAATTAACAAAAAGTGTAAAATCCTATGAGACGTAGCAAGTTTAGACGACCTAAGGTTGTGCTGATTTTCAATGGTGCACAAAACCTAATTGCCGTCACACGCTCGCTAAATAGTGCTGCTGAACTGACCAAAGGAAATTTGCAGTCCATATATGCCTGTTGTACTGGCAAGCACAAAACCAGCGGAGGACTCTACTTTAGACAACTTCACGATAGTGTGGAGATAGAGATTGCCGACCTGGGGACATTGCTTCTTGCAGACTATGACGAGTTGTGTGGTGAAGAAAGGGTTTACTACACCGTGCGAGAGATGGCAAAAAAGCGAGTACGCAAAGAGATTAAAGAACAGAAAGAGAAAAACAAAAAGAAGTAGTTATGAGAGAAAACAGAACAGTCCCGTTCAGAGACACAAGTATTAAGGTGTCAAGGAACTATTATGGGCACCAGTACATCTGCATGTCGGATGTGTGCGAGATTACCAAGCAACGTGAAATTTTGAAGGATGGGGCAATCCTCAATCTCTGTCCTTCGGCAATGAAGATGACCTTCCGCCGTAATGGAAGAGAGTATTGGGCTATCCGTCCTAGTGATATGCATACCATTATTCAGTTAGTGCGTAGGGAGAGTATTTTACCCCGAGACTTAATAGATGAGCTGGAAGAGTTTGGTAATAAGATTTTTGAGATAGAGGCCGCAGAGACTCAGGCTCAGCATCATGTAGATACAACAGTTAAGTTCAACGAAGATATGCCCGTTACATTTAGGCGCATCGGCGACAAGCTGATGGTAAATGCCACACAGATTACTCAGCCGTATGGACATTTCCCAAGCGACTGGTTGCGTGTTGCTGCTACGGACAATCTTCGCCGCAGACTGGCGCAGAACAACATCACCGACAGATATGAGTTTCAGATATTGACCTCGCGTGGTCGAGGCATTGGTGCAACATGGATTGAAGCGCCCTTGCTTACAGCTTTGGCTCGCTGGGTAGATCCTGACCCCGATTCCGCTTTGGTGAAGTGGTGCGATGAGCAGCTTGTCATCTTCGAGGATAAGTATAAGCAACGACTGCAGAAGCGAAGACAACCTAAGACCATTAACATTCCTTGCCTGAGCAAGCCAATGCCCGAAGATATCAACACGGCAAACAAGATGATTGATGAGTTGAGAGGAATAGTCCGCGAGTATGCTCCAAAGGCTGCATTCTACGATGACTTCATTGAGAATCGAGATTGGTTTAAGAGCACCCATATTGCCGAGGAGCTCAACATATCCTCTCGCCATATGCACAAGTTCCTGATGGAGGAAGGTATATGTAAGTATCAGAAGAAACAATGGGTGGTGCTGCCGGCATACCGCTCATGGCAGTGCGATGTGCCATACACATGGGAGAATGCACAAGGTAAGATGTTTACCTTTGGCAGCGTAAAGCGTTGGACGCACATCGGTCGAGAGTCTATCATTGAGTTGTGGAACAAGAAACACCCTGAATTTGCTTAATGGAGACATCATTACAGCGCATAATGCGCAAGACGGGTCGCAGACCCATAGAGTGCAAATGCCAGAAGTGCAAGCAACAGTGTAAGACACCTTGCTTAGGTACTCCCGAAGATATACTTCGGCTTATCAAAGCCGGGTATAAAGATAGGCTGGCTCCTACACATTGGTGCGTGGGCATGGCTCTCGGAAAGATTGGTTATCCAGTGCTGATGGTACAAGCCAAACAGGAAGATAATGGCTATTGCACCTTCTTTCACGATGGGCTGTGCGAACTCCACGAGTTGGGACTCAAGCCAACCGAGGGGCGATTGTCGCATCACTCCATAACCAAGGAGAACTTCAAGTTCGGGAAGTCGCTATCCTGGAATGTTGCCAAGGAGTGGATGGATGAACGCAACGAGGCATTCATTAAAGAGATAACCCAACTGATGCTATCCTAAGAATCGAAGTCTGAACCGCGATTGAACAGTATTAACCGTTGATTCCTCAAAAAATCGCGGTATCAGATTCGATTAATTTAAGTTATTTGTAAACCTTTGATATTAGTTGCCCCCTATACTTTAAGTGACAATCCAGTATTAACTTTTAAATTCTATTCACTATGGAACTTAAGCAGAAGATGACATTTGATGAGATGGCTCGTCACTTGGTCGCAACAACAGGCAAAATCGCTAACCGTGTATCGGTAGGCAAGCACGCAAAAGCGTTAGGTTACAAGGTTTACAAACCTATGATCAATGGTAAAATTATTCACTTCTACCTCAAAGAGGAGAAGCAAGATTCACAAACAGAGAATTAAAATGAACGCGAAGAAAGCACCTGCTTTTTACAAGTTTTACAAAGGGCTGATGATGGCATTTGACTTGCCAGAGTCAGCCTTTATGGTCTATATGGCAGATCTCAACGCACAGAGAAGTCTGGGATATAAGACTATCCGCCCAACTAAGGAACATCTAGGATGCTTAGGTATGCGAAGACATACATTTGAGAAATGCGTGGAAAAAGCAGAATGGATGGGACTATTGAAGCGTGTTCCAATTGACGGGATGTACGACTATATTTGGGATATACAGGCCTATGATAGGTTAATTAATATCGTTACTAATCGGTGGAGTTATGTGCAGTTGCGTAAGTTTACTGATTGGGCATTTACAAAAACACAACGTAGCGTGATGTCAATAACCGAGGAGGATGTAGCTAAGTTCTTTAATGGTTAGGCTGGCAGGTACTGAGTAATTATCAAGTGGCGGGAGCGTTGTCTCTCGCCATTTTTTATGCCTCAAATAGCGTGGTTTGCTAAGTTATACAATAGATATGCTGTTTTTAACAAGTTGCATGCTGAAGGGTTTGCTGAAAACTGCAATGAGTATAATAATATAGTATAAGAAGGCATATATAGGTTTATATATGCCTCAAGACATAACACAATAACTTTTTCCTGGGAGGAAAAAGTAACAAAAAGGACCTTGATTTAATATAACAGACGGACTGCGCCGTCTGCCGATGAACTGGGGAATTTATAGTTATGCGGGGATATAGAATATCCCCTAAGCCTCAGCATTCATATAATAATAGTGAAACTATTAAATAATAACTTTCTACATATACCACCAACACACAAGACAACCTTCCATCACCCACGCCGCCCCTCGCGCCTGACCGTATTGCACTGCGTTCACCACATCTGCCTCGCACGCACGCGGACATATTATTTATATCAGTTGCTAGACAAAGTGCACAAATAATCATTCTTCACATCCGCCTGTTTCAGTTGTGAAATCAGCATCTCAGAGGCTGCGTTTCGACTAAAATATATAAAGGATTACAAAGTGAACAAAAAAATCAAAGAGTGAAAAGTCTATATACATTAGTTTAGATTAGTCTGCTGGTAATCAGAATTATATAACAAAATTCACTATTCACAATCATATACTCGAACACCCCAGAAAATAGCATCCTAATTATTTGTTCACTTTCTCAAAAATGGGACTTGGAAAAATGGCCCGAGGAGAGATACTGAATCCGCACCGGGGTGTACACCCTCCCAATTCTTTTTATATTTTTTACACCGTTGAATATCAATGTTTTAGAATGTTTACTTTGTCCAAAAGTGAACAAAAAAGCCTATCAAAGTAACAAATTGAAACAAAAATTTATTTTTTCGTTGATTTTCACCTATATATAAAAGAATTGACTTTGTAACTGCTTGATAATCAGCGTAAAATACTTTGTTTCAGTTGTTTATATATGTTGAAACGGGCAAAAATTGATTTTTGCAAAAATGAAAATTTTTTCAATTTTTTACAAATGTTTGATTTTCAAAGGTTTAAGACAAGCCCTCGCGCGTGGGCGTTCCATACTCAAGCAAAAATTAAAATCGCTATCCATCACAAAAATTTTTTTCGCAAAAGTTTTGGAGTTTGAAAATTCGGTGTTACTATAGTGCTGTACTCAAACGCCAACAACAACGGCAAAGAGTAAACGAAAAAATAAATGAAAAAATAAACACTTAAAAAACAAATTTACAAAACAGACAAACCAAACCGCACAAGCGAGAAAACAACAGCCCTTTTTGTGGGAAACCTATTTTTGAGGCTGGGAAAATCAAAAATTGTCCGTGCGTTTCGGAACGCTTAAATAGGGTGTTAAATAACCACACCGAGCGGAACTACAGACCAATGTAGCAAGTTGGAGCGGTCTATTTGTGCAAATAGTCCGTACACGCAAAGCACGCAAATTTGGGAGTGCGAGAGCCGTGTAGAAAAGAGAGGTAACAGAATAATGCCATAATTGCGCCCTTGTGCGCTCGGAGATAAAAGTTACTATGCAGGAAAAACACCCTGCACGGAGCCTGAGAAAAGGGTATTGCCAATGTTATGCCCATAATCACCAACCGCCAACCGCTCGAATGTGTGCTGCCGTATTGCAAAAGATACGGGGTGTGCCAAAGAAACACTCTGCAGAAATTGGAGTAAGCAGAGATTGTGCGATGACACGCAGAGCAGACCGGTGCTGATGCACTTATGCCACCACTATGCTCTGATGGATAGCCAATTATAGGGTACACTTATAGGTGCAACAAAGTTACGAAAAATGTGCCGTGCAGGGTGAAATGCACGGCATATTTTTGGGTGCGTGGCGTATGGTTGCCACACTTTGCACTATAGCGTGTAAGGTTCTCGGTTCGACTCCGAGAGTGCCCGCAATGCGTAATTTTGCGCAGAGTTTGTAAAATTCAAATCATTATGGCAACTTCAAAATTGAACAAAGAGCAGTATGCAAACCTCAGTGCGTTTGCAGGTGTAATGTTGGTTTACAACTCAACCAACAAGGACGGAGAATTGGTGCAGACAGCACAACATTTCTGGGGCAAGGACTTCGAGCCTGCAGATAACTCGGACAACGAGATTTTCCGTGTAGTTAAAAACCTCGTAGCCACTATTTGGCACACAGTTGCAGAGGAGAAAAAGTTGCGTGAGGATGCCGACGGTATCCGCTCGAAATTCCGTGCCACCACTCCCGCAGAGATTATTATCTGCGACAATCGTAACAATCGCATCAAGAAGTACGACCTCACGGATAGTGTGTGGGCTCGCATTGGACTTGTGCCTACAAAGGTAGACCTTGAGAAGTCGAGCCGAGATTTTGCCAAGACTATCCACTCGGCTGCAAAGGCAATCCGTGATGCAATGAACTTTGCCCCTAACCTTGCAAAGGTTGAGGCAGAGCCTGCAGAAGCCCCTGCCAAGCGTGGTCGTAAACCTGCCACCAAGCCCGCTGAAGAGGTTGTAGTCGTAGACCTCGAAAAAGCGGCTTAATCCGTGGAGTAACTATCCGACAATCTGCCTGAAATAGGTCTGCAATAGTTAGATTTTCGTAATTGCGTGAAGAGCGTGTTATCGTGTGTATGCCGATAATACGCTCTTTTTGTTTCGGGCAAGAGGTATCGTAACCGTGATGAGCGAGAGAAATTCTGCCGCAGGTATGCCCGCAGTGGAGCGTCAGCATACCATTGACGATGTGAAGACGGCATTGGAAGCATCTGCCACCGCCATACACGAAGCAATCCATATTGCCCGTGAGGTGTGGGAAAGTGATGATGATGCCATCTGTTTCGACATCGATGACTTGGTGCAGATAGAGTCTGCATTGCAAGAGATCTGCAACCTTGCCGCAGGTATAGACTGCGATGACGAGGAGTGAACACTGCCGAGAGTGCGCATATAGCGAGGAGAACTATGCCCGAACTATGTGCGCACATCTCTTTTAGACACTAATACACACTATGCCGAGATTGCAACTCGGAGTGTCTGCAACAAGCAAAATCGAAGCAAAATGATAGAAGTATTCAACGCAAAACGCACCCGCCATTTCGGGTGCTTTGCCAGTTTTAAGAGTGCCGAAGATACGCTTAACCGCCTTGCCCGTGAGAACATTCTGGGCGATGTTCCGTGCGTATCGGTATCGGCTTACCGCAACAATGTGTTGCAGAGAGAGTATCAAGCCGTCTTTGTCGGAGGCAAGTGGCGTATGCCCAAGGAGCGCAAAAAGCGAGCAATCGTAGTGCCACTCCCTGCCAAGAAACGACGCAGGAGAAAACTCTGCAAGGAGTATCTGACCGCCGAACTGATGTTTCGTGAGGCGTTCCCTGACCACCTAAACAAGACCTATCCGCTCTCTGCCGACACCTTGGTATTGTGCAGTAGAAGATGCAAGGTCTATGCGTAAAAATCAACCGATGTAAAACCGCTATGGGGCTATTGGCTCTATACTTTAACAAAACAGTGAACTATGCCTAATTGGTGCTTTACCTCCTATGTCGTAACGGGAGAAGAGAAAGAAGTGTGCGACCTCTACGAGAAGATGCGCTCTCTCGAAGAGCGTGAGGAGTCGCTTGTCGAAAATGGCTTCGGCAAGAGTTGGCTCGGAAACCTTGTAACCCTGCTTGGTGGTGATTGGAATACAATCTACTGCCGAGGAGCGTGGCTTGACCTACAAAAAGATGAAGACAATGGAGCATTGCGCTTTGACACCGAAACTGCGTGGAATGACCCTGACGAGGTTGTTACCTTCTTGCAAGGGAAATATCCGAGCCTTGAGTTCTACTTCATTACCGAGGAGCCGGGAATGGGATATTATGCCACCAATGACACTGCCGGAGAATACTTTCCTCAGAGATACACCATCACTCCCTACGATTGTGGCGAGGAGTATCAGTACGAAGAGGGCGAAGAGCAGGAGTTCTTCAAGGAGATTGAAAACATCACGGGCTACAAGGTAACCAACTTTGAAGAGGTTGAGAAGGTTGTGTGCAACTACAACGAGAAACACGAAGACGAAGAGATTTATGTAAAGATATTCAGAACTAAACCGAATAGATATGAGCAACAAAATCAGTGAAGTAACAGGTGTAATCATCAGCCGTGCCTTGCTTGACGAGTACGGCTTTGACGGCGATATGCCCACAGACGAAGAGATGCAGACCATTGCCGATGAACTGCTGGAGTATTGGGGCGAGAGCAATGGCTTCCGTGATGCCCTGCGTAGCACAATGTCAAACCTTTATGGCATAGAGGAGGATTAGCGTATGGCACTAACGACACATCAGCGAGGCATAATACTGAGAGGTATCTGTGGCAGTGCCTCACTCAAAGACAAGCAGCCACAAATCAGTGATAGCAATACGGTCATAACCTGTGCCCAGCGTCTTGAAATCTGGGATATATGCAGTATCAGTTGCGATGCCGAAGCCTTTGGACTTAAGGCAGAGTTCGGCTACGATGGAGCAACCCGCATCACCTTTACCGAAAAAGAGTAATGCTATGGAGTACTACTATTTCGACTACCTCTACAAAGAGATTGGGCTTAAAGCCGAGGACATAGATGCCGTGCCTGCAATGGGCAGTGCCGATGATGTGTGCGATGAGATTGCAAGCAAGGAATATATCGTCGAGCAGTTTGCCGATGTGTCGTTCGAGAACCTCAGATATGCTGTCTGCTGTCTGTGCGACAGCCCAACTATTGAGAGCCGCCACGATGCACTGATGTATTTAGTGTGGATTGCAGCTCTCGACATCAAGGAACAAAGAGTATTAACATAAAAATCAGAGAAATGGAAACGATTACCTTAACCAAAGTTAATGCCCATCGTGTGCTCACGATTAGGCGTAAAGATGCCGCAGAGAGTCAGCCTGTGGCATTTCATTTTAGAGGCAAGAAGTATGGCTATTGCAGCTATGCTCACCTTATCGGAGATATTGCCGAGGAGAAGATCCTCGCACCTGCTGCCTTTGCCGATTGGGAGGTTGTGGAGTTTGCACACCCCGGATACCTTGAGGCATACTTCGAGCAGGCGTGTCGCTCCTACAATCTCACATCGTTCTCACCCGAAGAGCGTGGCGAGTCGGATATTGCCTCCTACGAGAAAGAGTTGCACGAAGACCTGTCTGCTATGCCCGAGGAGCAGCGTGAGCGGTACAAGGAGAACTATATCCGCTACTTCGTGGCGATGATTTCTGCCAATAGTCGCTGTGCGAGTGCTATGATTACGGGACCTGCACGCTTCAACACCCAGCGCAACGACAAAGCCCTCAGCAGTTACGAGAAGAGTGTTACAGCATTTCGAGAGTGGCGCAAGCGTGCGTTAGATGCTATCAGCAAGGCACAAGAGCGCAACAAGACTCCCGAAGAGTTTGCCGAAGAGGCGTGGCTTGCCGTTAAAGCGGACATCGAGAGTACCGCCGAAACTATTCGAGGCATTGACAATGGTACGCTGCCCTGTATGCGCTCACTTATTGTCGGCAACCTCTATGGGCGACTTGCCACACATTGTAATAAGGGCAATGTGGAGATTATCGACCGTGCTGTTGCCCTTATCAAAGAACTCAATGCGACGATGAAGAAGCCTATCGTTACTGCTCGCCACGGCATCTTCAAACTGCCGGAGTTGGTGCGCAAGGTGCGTGAGAAGTTGGAGCAACAGGCAGACAGAGAGAATAAGGAGATTGCCTTTGAGGGTGGAACTGTTGTCTATAACTACGACGAAGATCGTCTGCAAATCCTCTTCGACAGCGTTCCTGACAGCGATATGCGTACCAAACTCAAGGGTAACGCTTTCAAATGGTCACCTCGTAATCAGGCGTGGCAGCGACAACTCACCCAGAACGCTGTGATTGCTGCCCGCAGAGTGCTCAACATAACATTGTAGGCTATGCTTCTGGTTATCGACTCACGCTACTTTGATAGCGTCATTGTCACCTCTATGCGTGATGATGTGCATAGCGACTATGGTGGAGAAACTCTGGAACAACTGCGTGATAGGTATGACAATCCATTTCTTATCACCGTAACCCCTGACCGCATAGTCCTGTTGCTTAAACGCTACGACAAGGCTCTATGCCAACCCTTCGAGGAGATTACGGAGGAGCGTTACTACGACCTCTTAGGCTGTGTACCTCCCAAGCGTCAGCGTCGCAACCGCTTCTTCGTGGGTGAGGCGTACTCGGGCACGATGTACGACCTATGCTTTCGTTTGGGCGATAGGTACTTCAAGGCTCTGCGTGATATACGCCTCAGTGATGATGATATAGATGCCGAGATAAGCCGCTTTGCCAAGAAGTTGAAGCAACACCCGAAGATTATCAAGAGTGAGCCTTTACGCAACCATAATGGGTGGCACAATAGGATTGTGATGCACACGCCATACTACTTTCAGTTGGGTAAGCGAAAACTCTTCCTTTGCAGCCTTACCTCTGATAGCGGCAATAAGTATGACGATAGACGCTACCGCCGAGAGATGGCAGAGCGTCTTCTCAATCTGCGCAAGAACCACTATGACTACTGCACCTTCCACTCACGCTATCCCGACATCTTTGAGTTCTTCAAGTGGCTGCGAGAAAACCACTACACCCTTGAAGTGCAAGGCTCGCTCTTCAGCATAAACCCTGATAGAAATTATGTGGACTTTCACGGTAATGTGTGCGAGTATTCTGCCGCCTTTCACTACCGCATCTATTCCAGAGAGTTGTTCGAGAATATCATCAACCAACTACGCCGTGTCAAGCGACATACAGCGTGGCTGCCTAAACCCCGAAAGTGATGTGCCAGATAGATAAACTACGCATCATCGAGAGTGATGCCGTGCCCAAAGAGGGTGCAAAGATTGAGGTGCTGAGTACCTCAATAAAGATTACCCACACCTGCGGATGTGTGCTTGTTGAGCACTTTGCAGCGGGCAAACCTGATATGCGCCGCGAGGAGGACCCCGAAAAATATGACCGACTCCTTGCCGAGCGTAAGTACTTCATTGAACTGTGTAACGAACATAAAAACTGTAAATAACAATGGCTGAGATAATCAAAACAGACGGAACACGCACCGCTGCAGCACCTGCCAACGGAGAGTATTTCACTCTTGAGGAGATGCAGGCGGCAGTTGGCGGAATGGTCGAGATTATTGAACTTGACGACAAGCAATCTATGATCCTTAACGAGGAGGGCAAGTTGCTCGACCTGCCTTACAACGAGGAGGCAGACAACATCTTCCACCAACATTTTACCACCCTTGACTATATCGTGGGTGATGTGCTTCTATGTGAAAACGAACTAATCAGATAGACTATGGATAGAGAAAAGATACAGCAAATCAAAGGTATGCTCACAGAGCTTGAGCAGTTCAAGGAGAGTAGCAACGAGATAACAATCGTATCTAAAGACAACATACTCCGAGTTGATGGAGAAGTTATGGCGGCGATGATGAGTGCCGCCATTATTGTTTTAGAAAATCAGTTGGATATTGCCAAGTTTGGTAAACCGTCTGACAATCTTGAAGATAGCCGCGAGTTTAAGGCTGCACGAGCATTGGAAGATGCAATTAATTCATTTTCCTTCAACCCTGACCGCTTTGCCGAGGCTATTCCTTATATGCATAGGACATTGCAGCAGAACTTCTTCCGATTGGTCAGAAGTTGTGTATGCAAGATGGCAAATGCCGAGTCGTGGCGCATAGACCCACGCAACGAGGCATCGCACAAGATGTGCAAAGCCATCGCCGAGCCTATGAGTGAATACTCATTACCATACATTTAATAATTATGGCAGACAAGATTTTAGAGATGTTCTTCGACCTCGACCGATGGACGAAGGCCATTGCGAAAGGTGTAGGCAAGGATATCCGCAAAGACCAGCTGATACACCTTGCAAGTGAGCATACGCGCCTTGCCATTGCGAGTGCAATGAAGCACGGTGAGTATGAGATTTCCCCGCCACACACGGCACAAATCCCCAAGGATAACGGTGAGTTCCGCACCGTCTATGTGAACGAACCTATCGACCGTATAATCCTCAGTATTGCCAATGACCTGCTGTTTGACCTTATGCCGGAGATGGTGCACCCTGCGTGCAAATCCTATCAGACAGGCATCGGATGTGGTAAGGTTGTGCAGGAGGTGAGCAGTCGTATTGCCAACAATTCAACAACTAACACACTCGGCTGGAAGGCAGACCTGAGCAAGTACTTCGACAGCGTGCCTCTGATGTTTATCGATGAGGCATTTGATAAGGTCGAGGCAAAGCACGGACACTCCGTGGTTATAGATGTGCTCCGCAAGTACTATCACAATGACCTCTACTTTGATGAAGATAACAAACTACAGCGCAAGTTCCAATCCCTCAAGCAGGGCTGTGCCGTGGCGAGTTGGCTTGCCGATGTATTGCTCTATGACCTTGATGCAGAGCTTACTGCTCTGGGTGAGTTCTACACTCGCTACTCGGACGATATGCTCTACATCGGGGAGAAGTATGAGCAGGCGATGACCATCTTGGAGAGCCGCCTCGCCGAGAAGTCTATGCACCTCAATCCCAAGAAGGTTGAGTATCTGACATCGGATAGGTGGTTCAAATTCCTCGGCTATAGCATCAAGGGTGCTGACATCTCCCTCTCATCCTCACGCATCAAGACATTTCAACGAGAGATTGAGCGTCGCACAATCCGCAACCCCCGAACATCACTACACAAGGCTATCAACTCGGTTAATCGCTACCTCTACAAGGGAGATGGCGAACATAGCTGGGCTACACAGATATTGCCCGTGTGCAATGTTCGCAGCGACATTGACGAGTTGAATAAGTTTGTTATGGACTGTCTGCGTGCTGTGAAGACGGGCAAGCGCAAGGTTGGCGGTTTGGGCTATGTGGCTACGAAGAGTGATGGCTGCATCGTGCGTGGTCGAGGTCGCAATGTCAAGGCAAACCGTGAGAAGATGCCCGGAGAGATTGATGGCTATATGACCATTGGTTGTATGCAGAAAGCACTGCTCACCAGCCGTGCGGTGTATAACACGCTGGTAGCATCACTATAACACAAGTCGAACACACGACAAGCGAATGAAGAGCAACAATTCAATAATACAGGTATACAGCCAGAAGTGAGATATATTCACCTGGTTATCCCCAGGTGAATCCATGTAACTTCTGGCACCACCTGTATTTATCAAGCGAGTAAAGCAATGTGTCGGTTGCCTGACATTCGCAATATGCCGAAGCACATCGGCAAGGGTTCAAGGAGCAGATATTCACATCCCGCGTGCAAACCCAGCTCCGCCGAGTCTTGAAGGAGGCAGATTGTCCTCCTTCGAGACTCCTCCGAGCTGGCTTCACGCTGGATAGATCGAAAGTATAAAGCGATGTGCCACTGCTATAAGAATCTGCCCGGCATAGGGAGCGTATCGAGGAAGAGAATTTATTGTCCCGTCTTAAATAAGCCTCCGCTGCGGCGTCGTAATCCCGATTGTTATACGACGCCGCTGCTTAGGCTTCCCCAGACGGGAGACATCACAAACATAGAGGTATATGCCACCTCTTCACCGTTACGCATCGCCTCGCACAAGGTTTATGGTCGAGGTCAGGAATTTACTGAGCAGCCCTCGCAGTCTGATGGAACCTTAGTCATCTCCTGCGATTACGATAGATGACTTAGGGTCCATCAGATTCAGTGCTGCTTACATCAGATTGATAAAGATATGTGCCACCCTGACAAGACCATAAGGTAACGCAACCAAAACTGCACAAGGAGCCTCGTTTAACAATACAGTCTCTTACTTCGATCCTGACACCCGCAGATTGTCAGGTCTCAGGATCGAGAATCCACTGTATTTATCAGATTGATATAGTGATGCGTCATAGGCTCAGAGTGCTAAACACGAAAACAAGTAAGCAAATGAATAACATCTACCACGAGTCCGTCCAAGCCGTTAAGGACGGAGCAAAATTCAGGGTTGACCTCGAAAGGAGAAACCTTACGATTGACGGCAAGAAGATTATCACAAACGGAGAGTTCGAGGGTGAGTTGGGAATGTCGTTGGCAACGCTTGATGACTTCCTCTACACCGTGGAACGCCTCTACACCTTCTACAAGCACTCTGTGCCCTCGGAGCGTAGCGAGAGCAAGTCCCGCCAATACTTCCGAGCATTGCCCGAGCGGGAACTCTCGGACGATGATATGCTCTATGGCAAGCGCAGAGACCCCGCACAGATAGAACTTGAGCTCTACATCCTCTGCCAAGTGCTGCTCGGAATGGAGTGGAACGAAGAGCGTATGGGCAAATGGTTCTGGCAAAGCAAGGAGGATAAGGACCTCGTAATTCTCAAACAATGGATTCACCCGGGAAATAATCCCACAAACAACAAATAAATTATGAGCAAAAAGAATGAGACAAAAGTACTCTGCCCCGAGTGTGGTGCAGAGTTGGCAATCGCAGACAAGACTATTACTACGGTTGCTACAGTGATTGGTAAAGATGCCGGTATCGGTGTTGTGTATGCTGAGGTTGTCGGCAAGGAGGTTAAGCCTGCCAAAAAACTGCCCAAGACAGCCAAGGAGCGTATCGAGGCGTTGCGTGATGCAGGTGTAGATGTAAGCCACCTCTTCGCTATGCAGGGTGCCAATGGTGGTGAGTGTGTAGCATCAAACAAGGACGGCAAGTTGGTTGTCCTCGATGATAACGACCCGCTCTTCGAGCTTATCATCAAGCAGGGCACGGTGCCTAATCCTCGATTGTTCCGCCGCTGGGTTATGGCACAGATGTTCCATATGATGACCGCCCTCGACTATCGCACCAAGCAGCCCATGGGTGTTACCGCTATGATTCACCGTATGGGCTACGAGTATCAGTGGAAGATGCTCCTCGACGAGCTCTATGCACAGATGAAGATGGAGCACCGTGACCCTGAGAACTTCACAGACCGCAACCGCTGGTTCAACGCCGAGGTAGCGACCAAGATGGCAAGCGAGTATATCGGACTCCTCAAGAAGCGTGTCGATATGATTAAGGTACGCAAGTGCAAGGGTGTCCCTTATAAGCGTATCGCCGGCAAGAACATCTTCGTATCTGACCTCTACAGTAAACTCTATCGCCCATTGGAGAGTGCTATGTACGCTATCCGTCGTGCCAAGGGTGCTGCAAAACTCTACGAGGCTGTTGCAGAGTTCAACTCACTGCGCCTCAAGATGCACTGGCAGACCCCACAGTGTAGTGCGTGGATTGATGCCTACAAGGGTTCGGGTGCCTTCTTCACGATGCAGAACCTTATCCGCTTCCACGGCTGCGTGGCATACGATGATGCCGGCAAGCGTCTGGACAAATACCAGTCGTTGGCGTTCATCACCACCAAGGCTAAGATGTACCGCAACGGCGATGGCTGGCGACTCTTGGCAGTATTAAAGAAGATGCTCGAAGACAACGGCATCGACCTCAAGCGCAAGATGGCCGAGTGGCGTAAGAAGTAGCCCGGCACGGTTGGCAAGCAGGTATTGATGGGCTGACATATTTAGCACGGCCTTGTTCAAGCGACCCGCGAACCGGTATATCAACCGGTTCGCGCGTTCATCACAAGGAGTTACATCTACTGATTAGAGTTATGCCCCCGGTCAGCAATCGTACCACCAACTTTAGGCAACCTCGATATGAAGGGCCATCACATTTACTACCGTCCTGCCGATACGATGCCCTCCCAGCTTGATTAGCTGTTGGGCATCCTTCAGTAGGACGCCTACATCAAACAATTAGAGTAATGCCCCCGAATGGCATTCATATCTTTCAAAAAAAACTACAACTATGAGCAAGAAACAACTACGACGCAGAGCATATTTGCTCTCAAAAGTACGCGAGCAAGGTATCCGTTGCAAGACACACGCAAAAACTATCTTCTGTCCCTATGGCGAGGACCCCGTAAAGATGCCTTATGTAGGCAACCTCATCAGCGAGTTCCAGTTCTGTGTACAATTTGAGATGGTAGCATAATGGAGAGAGGAGCAATAGCAACGCTCAAAGTACCATACTTGGGCTACCGCCGCATAGAACTTATTGAGCCCTACGGTAATCAGTGGCTCGTGAGGATCTGTGAGAGTGGCAAAGAGATTACCGTCTATGAAGACGAATTCGAGTTAGACTAAAAATCAGAATCATTATGGCAATAGGAATTATTCAGGCTATATGTGGTGGCTGCTCGTGCGATGAGCAGCAGGCACAAGAGTACCTCGATGATGAACTCAGGTATCTGCGTGAACTACGCGAGGTGAACGATATGCAGCATAGCGACATAGAGTTGGCTTGCTCAAACCTCGGCATCGAAGCCGACTATGAGGAGTATTTCATTCAGGCATTGGCCGTATAGAAAGGAGGACATTATGCACCCAGCAGAAGAATATTTACGCAATACAGCAAACCCGCCATCACTCCATGTGCAGATTGGCGGTAAGCGTCGCAGGCTCTTTATCAACCGCGACCAGAATCAGATAGGCATCGTTGCCCCGAACAAGAGAAAATGTGGTTATCTCTTCACAGATTGGGATAGCATCGAAAAGGTGCTTTATCCATCAGACCACGCTCCCAAGAGTGCCGAGGAGGCTAACCGTCAGATGGTGTTGAAGTATCAGCGCCTGGCAAGCAAGGCGACATTCACTGGTCCCTATATCAAGAAGGCACTCAACCCGGACCCTTCAAAGTCGCTTTATGAGAACGGATTGACCACAGGTACACGCATCGATGGTCAGGTCATATCGCTCAAAGCCGTGGAGAAATGGTGCGGAGAGCTCACTATGCAGCAGTTCCGTGAGGCTCTGCGCGAGGGTAAAAAGTTTTACTCTTTGCGCTTCGACTTCCGTGGCTACGATGGCTCGCTATGGGTTGAACCCTGCGAGATTGAGGGCGACACTTCGGGTAAGCGAGTGCTTAATGCAGGCTTCAGCAAGGAGTTTCGTGGCTGTGGAAACGGCTACTACTACCTACTTATCAACGATGAGAACTTCATCGGCTACGACATTGACTAACCAATAACAAAAGATATGAGCAGACAACTACACTTTGGAACAACCTACCAGGTACAATACGGCTACGGCGGTATGTTTGGTAGCGATGGGCAGGATGCCCTATACGATATCTTCTCGATGTTCGAGATTGAGAATAATGCCGAGGACATCTACACCGATGACTATGAGGTGGAACGCGAGGAACTCAAGCGTCTTCGCCAGATGCTTATCGACAAGGACGAGAAGTATCGGGAGAATGAGGAGGAACTCACCAGATACCTTACCAAGATTGAGATGACACTCGACGAGTTCATCACAAAGGTACTTGACCGCCTCATCAACGAGAGCGACCAGCAGAATGAGTATGTACTAATATCTTGGTATTGATATGGAGGAGAGAGATTTGATTGTATGCGAGGAGTGCGGCTCGACAGAGATTCAGACACAGGCGTGGGTAGATGCCAACACCCACCAGTACATCGGCGAGACGGGCATTGACCGTGATGATAATTGGTGTAACGAGTGTGAGGCTCACAACTACTTCTGCACGAAGACGGAGTTTGTGGAGCGAATGGAGGCTTGGTGGGGCGATGCTGACTTTCCGACAATGGAGCGGGTTACGGGCTACCGCCAGGATGATTTCTCGCCCGAAGAGGGCTATCAGGATTTTGTTGATGCCTGCAACGAGTGGTGGAAGGCGAAATCCTACGATGAGAAGCGAGCAATATTCAAGGAGCATAACAGCGAGGAGTAGCCTATGGTCTATCAACTACTCAAAGACATTGAGCAGCTGCTGGGTGGCAAGGAGTCACTCACGGCAGCGGAGCAGAGCATCTTGGAACGCTCCTCAAAGGTCATTGCCACGATGCGTAATCCCGAGGATACCGAACTACTCAAAAAGGATGAACTACTTATCCGCTACTGTCCTGCAACGAAGCACCCTGTGCTTGTCTACTACGATGGTGACGGTATGTGCTCCTGCCTGCACAACGACACCGTGGAGGAGGATATGGAGGATGTGAAGCGTTGGCTTAACGAGATGACACAAGAACAAACCAACAGCAATATGAACTACGACAAAGAAGAAGAGTTAATGGATGATATTCTCTCGTCCGAGGAGAACTGCGAGACATTTATGGAGGTCGTGATGTCGGAGATACAATCCGATGAGGAGACCTACCGACACAAGGCACACCAGCTTATTCAGGCATACCGTGAGGATAACTGTGGGGATATGCTGATGGCACTCTGCGGCTGGTCGATGCACACCTTACTTATCAAGTATCAAGAGAAAAAAGAGCAAAGCAATGAATAGAATTTTAGAAGCAGTGAAGGCGTACTTCAACGCCATTGAGAACCCCACAGATGAGGAGAGGCGAATACAGGCGTTGCTTGCCGAGGGCTTCTTCCCGATTACCTCGGTATGCCGCGATGACCTCCGAGCAAGACACTTTGACGCTGACAAGGCCACAGATGAGCAGATGCAGGAACTAGCCCGCCGTATGGCGAACGACTACTGCGAGCAACTATTCTGGGATAGTATGGAGATTATCGCAGAGGCTGTCGGCATACCTAAACGCAGAGTTGATTTCTGTCCCAAGTGCGAGTCGGAGATGATTTACTTCGATGTAACGACGGGACTCAATCGCTGCTCGAACTGCGGCCAGGAATGGGACAACAATATCTATGCTTTGGTGGAGTTCCCCGATGACGGCACCTACTTCGAGCAGGAAGATATTGGCTATCCTGTATTCGACAGAGAGGATAACGGAGCAAGGCTCGTTCCTGAGTATGAGTATATGCTTCAATTCGGCAGAACACCTGACCGAGAGAAGTGCTATCGTGCTGTCGAGTGGCCTGCTTCGCAACAGTTTATCGGCAACGAGGAGTGTATGCTTATCAACGATGACGAGGGTCTTGAACTCTTTGGCTCCTCTGCATATTGGGTTCCTGTAAAACTACTAAACAAGGAGGTATGATAGCACTCATAGACCCATTCAAAGAGGAGATGCTCGGGCGAGGCTTCTCGGCGCATCATCTCGGCATTCACGTCAATATGCTCACCGGTGAGATGTCTCTCATCAAGAGCGACGAGGCACATAGTCACGCCAAAGAGGTGTGCGACTACATCAAGGAGCGAGAGATTGACGACATTGCCACCTACGACCACGAATCGGTAATGGAACTTGCCAGCGACTTTGTTGGCGACCATATCGTGCCGGAGGGTGTAGATGAGGAGTATGGAAACTCTGACGAGTATGTCGACCTGCTCGACTGGTGGTGCGAGATATTCTCCTACAACATAGCGGAGTTGGCGATGTGCCACTACTTCGAGAAACACAAACATCTTGTAGACAGATAACCGAGCGGTGAGCACTTGCTTACCGCTTTTTTAATAACCTTTTAACACAAAATCATTATGGCAAATCAAATGGTAATGACTGCTCCTACGCAGTTCAATTTCTCGGTGAACAACATCGAAACAATGAGTCTCGACACACTGCGTCGTACTCACAAGGAAAACGACATCTACGGTCAGCCCGTCAAGGGTATCTACCACTACGAGGTTATCCAGCGTATGGCCGACCTCTGCGAGAAGCACAACCTGAACTACGAGGTCGAGGAGATCTTCGCAGCACAGAACAAAAACAAGAATCAGCCCGGCGTGGTGGTACTGCCACAGGTGGAGCGTGAGTTTGGTGTGCAGGCTGTCGAGGCACATATCCTGCGCCGCATCTACACCACAATCCGCATTAACGACTGGGAGACAGACGAGCTCACCACAACGCTTGTCGTGGCGTTCCATCAGGATGGCATTCAGGCCGCCATCGGTCCCTGCGTGAAGATATGCCACAACCAGTGTATCCTCTCCCCGGAGCGCAGCGTGGCGAACTATGGTCGTGATAAGGTAACGACAGAGGAGTTGTTTGACCGTGTGGATGAGTGGCTCTCGAACTTCCACACCAATATGACCGAGGACCGTGAGCGTATCAAGCGGCTCAAGTCAAAGGTTGTATCGCCAACGGAGTTGTACGCCTTCATTGGTCTTCTCACGGCTATCCGTGTATCACACGACAGCGCCGACAAGCGACTATCCTCGCAGGTGGATACCTATCCGCTCAATCAGGGACAAATCTCGGTATTTACCGAAGACCTACTCAAACTCAACCTCGAGAAGGGCAAGATAACCCTCTGGGACATCTACAATGTGGCAACAGAACTCTACAAGCCGGGGCGCACAGATATTCCTGCGATGATTCCGCAGAATGGAGCGCTGGCGGAGTTGCTACTTTCACAAAACATAGCAACAGCATAATATGACACGCATCAAAGGACAACTCACGACAGCCGACTACCTTCCCATAGCCGAATTTTACAAACTAATAAACAATCTTGAAGCTGATGGCCAGTATATGTGGGAGGCGTACTGTTGGCTCTCGTTCTGCACCGCCTTCCGATGCTCGGATGTGCGGACACTGCGCTGGCGAGATGTGCTTAACCGCACAGAACTCGTCCGCATAGAGAAGAAGACAAAGAAGAGCCGTATGGTTAAGTTTAGTGACGATGTGCGACAGAAGACACAGCACCTGTACGAGCTGTCGGGTTGTCCTGATGTGGATAGTCTGATACTATATAACCCACGAACAGGAGAACCCTACACGATAGTACATATCAACCGTCAGCTCAAGGTCTTCAAGGCAAAGTATCGAATGAAGATTCGAGCATTCTCAACTCATACCTTCCGCAAGACATTCGGCAGGTATGTTTACGAACTTATGAAACGCTCCCCGGAGGCTCTGGTGCTGCTGAACCAGATATTCAAGCACTCGACCATTGAGACTACGAGGCGTTACATCGGATTGGCACAGGAGGACATCGACAAGGTCTTTATGTCAATCCATATATAATTTCTGCCGGGCAGTCATCCTTTGGGGTGCTGCTCGGCTACTCTTTAACTACAAGACTTCAACATTATGAGCATACAGATTGGAAAACTACTCGCGAACGGCACTGTTCGACATATCAAAGTAACAAATGAGGAACTCTCGGAACGATTCCTCAGAGTCCTCAAACGATTTTATCCCAATGAGGAGCGTGTGGATGCACTAATCGCTCTGGGTGATATTCACCGCTTGGGTCCTTCACCTTACGGCAAATGGATAGACTGCCGTGATGAGATACACTGCTTCGGAGCTATCCGTGATGGTCGCAGAGATAACACGCACCTGCCACGCACGGCAGATAGCGTGGAGGTGTTTCGCTCTTTTGCAGATGACAGCTTTCTCTTTGCCGAGGGTAAGTGGTACTACCTCGCTATGGAAGAGCAAATACCCTTAGAAGAATACGACTTCAAGCCCAACAAAAACACCATTTGCAACCTTACCATATTCCGCAATAGACAAGCATCCCTCTGCCCGGCGCCACGAATGAATAGTTGGCAGGAGATTGAGGAGTATGCCGAGCGAGGGGGCGAGATACTCTACATTTTCCGTGGTCGCAGACTGGTAAGAATAATTAAGCCATCAACATTTAACGAGGAGAAGAAATATGTATAAGAGCATTAAAGTAGCATTGGAATATCTGCCCGAGGAGTTTGTAACACAAGAGATGGTCAACGAGGCAGTAAAGTGTAAGGATGTCGAGGTCTTATCATATATTCCTCAGCGATTCTTAAATACACAACTTATAGAACAAGTGATTGCCAACTGCGACAACTGTTGGCATAGCTTCAAACTAAAACATATCCCCGAGGAGTGTCGCACAGAGAGCGTATGTGCCTACGCAGTAAAGAAGAGCTGGCGCAACATCTATGCTGTACCTACCCACATTATGACACGAGAGATGGCTCTTAAGGTGGTGCAGAATTGTGCCGGAGATCTCGATATTCTCTCGGCAATACCTGCCCATATCTGGGATAATGAGTTGGCGATAGAAGCTATGGTGTCGCTCATAGGAAATGTACATCGTATTGGAGACTACACCAATGCCATAATGCGTGTGGAGATAGTGCTCGGCTATCTACCTGCATCGCTTAAGACACAGGAACTGTTTACTGCTATGCTCCAGCGTGAGGCTCTCGATGTGCTCTGTGTGGACCGAGCGACACCCACTAAATTCAAGAACAAACTCTACTACCAGTATCTTGCTAAGCGAGACCTCTCGATGGTGCCTCACAAGTATATCTCATACGAGGTGCTCTATGCTGCAGTATTCTCGGAGCATAACAATAAGGTTCATAACGAATATGTATTGGGACACTATCTGCACCTCCTTGATGACCACCTTGCTGACCAGTTGGTACGCAGGTATGCATATGTGTTCAAGACATTGCCCGATAAGTTCCGCACAGCGAAGAGACTTGTGCTGGCGTTAGACAGTAGTTCACGAGATAGCTACACCTTAATCAATACGGAGGATAGCAAAGATAGCAGACTGCTCACAGTAGAGGTTTGCAAGGCCTTTGTTCGTCGTGGTGGCTCGTGCCCTGCATTCCCGCAGAAGGTATGGACTCGCAAGTTTGTGGAGTACTGTGAGGAGAACTGCAAGTCGTACCAATGGTTTGAGCAGATGCCGACAGAGTTCCAGACACCAAAGAATACACAAGCGGCATTCGACTACAACAGCTACAACATTCGCTATTTCTTAAAGCGTTTCATCACTCCCGCAATGGCGAAGTCGGTGTACCGTGAGAACTACTACAATTGCTGGGTGCCGAAGCACTTTATCTCCGAGTTTGTCAAACAGACTGGACTCTCGGAGAAGTTCTACGGTGGTGAGCGTTCACTGCTCACCCTCAAAAACAACCACGAGGATTACACCTACTGCAAGATTGGCAACACTTACATCGGCTTCTACTACACCGATAAGTATAATCCTAACACTGCACGCCTGATTATGACCCGTGCGGAGTCCCGCTACTGCAAGCCCTCACGAGTATTCGAGTGTAGCGTGAGCACCTTCCACCGTACTTGGCTCGAGAAGATTGTGGCAGAGAATGATCCGCTCTTCGAGAAGCCGAAGGTGGATAAGTCGTTGCGTGCAGTGCAGGCATTAGGCTACTACGGCGTTGAGAAGATTAAGGACATCAAGCGTACAGAGATATTCCGCAATACCTTCCTCGGTGAGACAATCGGCTACTGTGCCCGCCGCAGAGACCTCACATATCACAGCGACAACTGCAGCACACTGCTCGAAGGAATGCTCTACAAGATTAAGGGTATGGCTGTGCCCGCCGACATCGGTGAGGAGCCTGTATCCTACACCGCTGATGAGTTGCACAATAAATATGGATTCTGCTATGCTGGTATGACTGCCTTCGCCGAGGATTACAACCTCGATATGAGCCAGGCGTACACCGTGCAGCAGATGCGACAGATAGTCCGTGAGATTGGGCCGAAGCCATCGCTTACAAACTACAAACGAGAACTCAAAAAGATTAAAGTGATATAATATGGAAACAAAGAAAATATACCTGCTATACCGTGGCGATATGTGGCTCAGCACGCTGTCGCTCTCGCTTATCGCACCGTTTTCGACTTTCGAGAAGGCTGTTGACTACCTCCGTAAGAAGAGACGCGAGTATCGGCTCAGGGAAGATGCCATTGCTCAATTTGAGAGTATCCGCCAGACACAAGGACTCGAAGAGAACTTCTACTGCGAGGAGTTGGAGGTGGACCCCGAACCCGAAGTGGACGAGTTCTACGACCGCATCTTCAAGTATGGTCAGTCCCAACTCTCTCGTGGAGAGTTAGAGTCGCTACCGGTGCCGTTCTGTACCAAGGATGTAACAGACGAGCAGATGGAGGAGATTGTAATGGACACGGAGTTAAATACCCGTGAAAGACTCCGCCTGAATGAGGGCGAACCCATCGACTTTGAAAATGACCGCCACAGTGAGGTATGGTGGGAGGAGATGGAGGCCGCCGTATGTAGACATAATGTCCCGTACTACGAGGACATAGACGAGGAATAATTGTTCATCACACGCCATAATGATGACCGACCGTCACGGTTTTACAAACGCCGTGGCGGTCATTTTTTACTTTTTTGAGGTGATTTCTTCACCCCAAGAGAGTTTTATACACCTACTCTTAAACAACAAACACAACAGCATATGACAAAGAAAATCAGTTGGCAGGAGGTAAACGCCCTGCGAAAAGCATTGCAGGAGGAGATTGTATCGCTCCTCAAAGAGAAAAACATCACCGAACTTCAGTTGGAGTTTGACGAAGACTCACAGTCACCAACCTATGTTGTGGACTACTGTGGGCGCCACGATGCGTGGTATGAGAAGCAAGTTACCGCCGTAGGCATCTGCGAGGATGACGATTGGTACTTGAAGGTCTACGACAATCAGGAAGACGAGCACTCGACAATCTATGCTAGCGAGACAACACTCGCAACAAACAACATTGATTGGTTGCTCGGTATCCGTGACAACATTTGTGAAATCCTTAAAATCGAATAGTATGCCAGCATCAAAAACAATCTACCTGACCGTGCGCGTGGATATCTTCAATCCCAATGTGGAGGAGATAACCGATGACGAGGCACAGGATGTAGTCAGCAACCTTGACTACGAGTTTCAGAACTACAAAGATTACGAAATGCAGACCGAGATCTGCGGAATTAACGACTAAAATAAGACAATAATATGAGAAAATTCAAGAATGGGCAGCGAGTCTATTGGAATGACCCTGCCGGTGAGACATCGGGCGAATATACAGTCCTCGATGCACACGAAGAGAAGTACCAGAACTACACTGACGAGGATGTGGAGGATTACGATGACCGCATCATCCTCATTGGTGATGGCCATAGCGAGGCAGAGGTAAATGCGGAGGAACTTGACATACTTTGTCCGCTATCTCCCGAGGAGATTCACAAGGTGCAGGCAATGCAGGATGCTATGCAGGACCTGCGACAGGATATGCTCAATATGATGCGGGAAACCGTGTCGAAGTATGATGAGCAGCGATTGGAGCACCCTGACGGACACTCGTTCACATTCCACGACGAGGACGGTGATAAGTGTGAGGTTGTGGCACTCGAAATAATCGAGGGCGAACTGACAGCACACTTGGAGTATGAGAATCTAGGTATAGAGAGAAATGTTCCTGTGAACTCCCTTGATGTCTTAGAGCTCTACGATATTATGGTAGAAATGATAGATGAGTAGCGATGGAGAAGATCAGTGCCTTACAACAGAAGATGGAGAGCTCGTTTGTCGAGTTCTGCGAGGAGCACGGCCACGAGCCTCGCTACGCTAATTGTGAGATTGAGTGGCAAGATGACCACGACACCTGCGATGTTGTCTTCAAACTATCGTGCGATGTGGATGAGTGCGAGGATGACAAGATATTCTACTACTGCAACTCCGTGCGAGACCTTCAAGCGATGACAGAGAAGGGCACGGAGGACTTTGTGATAACCGATATTTACTCATTTGAAGACGAACTGCTTTAACTATGCTACAACAGAGACTTTACGACCTATCGGCAGAGTATGTCAATACGCTTAAGGCTCTGCCACACCGACCCGATGGTTGGCTGCCACACATTGTCTATGTTGAGGAAGAGGGCGACTATCCCGTATTCACTCGCTACCGTATGACGGAACTGAGAAGCGACGGCAGCTGCACGCTCATCAATGACGAGACGGGCGAGGTGTTTACCGACAGACACCTCACGGAGATTAACATCGAATGGCTCGACACGCTGCTCAGTTGGTACAACGACTGCTGCAACGAGCAAGGACTGAACACCCAAAACGAGTAGCCTATGCCATACAAAAGTGAGAAGATATCCATCAGCGGCACAGCGTATGACCGCCGACAGAAACTGACACCCGAACAGCGTGCCGAGATTTACCATCGCTACCACACCGAAGAAGTGAGCCAGCGACAATTGGCACGAGAGTATGGCGTGAGCCGAAGGCTGATAACATTCCTCATCGATCCCGACAAGATGGAGGCATCACGTTACCGACTCAAGCGTAGCAAGGCGAAGGGACTGTATAAGCCCGATAAGAAGAAATGGGCGGAGACTGTCCGGGAACACAGAAAGTACAAACACGAATTGTTCAAACAAGGTAAAATTCAAATTGCAGTATGAAACCAAGAGAACAGGAGCGAGAACTCCAGAGAAAGTTAGTCGACAGCATTGTGTTCGTCGCAACTAACCATCAGCCACAAGATTGGCTACCTATGAAAGTAACCGTCATCGAATACCCCGAGGATGAGAATGGCGAGGAGCAGCAGCGCCTGGCCGAGTGTATGCTCAAAGAGATATTCGAGAGCGAGGAGTGCTGTATGCGTGAGATTGGTACCGCCACAGATGAACCATACGGCGTGAGCGAGATTATCAATAAGTCGCTTATCGAGGTGTGGGAGAAGTACACGCACATCTGCCATAAAGAGTGGCGCAGAAATGCCATTGACTACCTCAGAACCAACACCAAGGCTCCGGAGAGTATCATCGAGGCATTCGTAGATACCCAGTGGAATAGAGAGGAACTGTTTGCCGACAACCTCACAGAGTTTAACAAGGCGTACAATTATAGATAGCGTAACAAGATATGAAGACAAAAGAAGAGTTGTATAGCGAGACATTTGAGGTGATGACTGTAAACGACAGAGAGGTGTTGTTTACCTGCCTCCGTATTAACCGAGACATCGTTCCCGAGGGGCTCCACGCCTACGATATTCGTGAGTCGGATACCGGAGGCGAGTTCGCCACCATAGAGCCCCGTGTAATTGTAAACCACGCAGGAACAATCCTCTCGAAAGAGGTAATCGAAATGGGCCCTGATGGGTTCGTGGAGATTGACGAGTATGGATTCGATGACTCGATGACACTCCAGGAGTGGTTGGATAGTAACACTTAATTGATTGGATATGGATATTCAGAAACTGACACAAGATTACAAGGAGCGATTCTTTGCCTACGCCGAACAGGTGGCGGAGAATCCTCCCAAGAAGGGGAAGAAAAAGGGAGAGTTAGAATCCCCCAACTTCCTCAAAGAGGTTATAAGGCCCATACTTGATGCACTGGTGGATTTACTCCCAGAGTATGGGTTCGCAAAGACTACAGACAAGTATGCAATGTACGGCGAATACTACCGCATTAAGGCGGGCATCGTACTCATTGGAGGCTTCTCCATTGACGATGACTTTAAGTTGTTATACACGCCGCTATTCCACGGCAAACCTTGTGGTGAGAGTTGCGAGGTGGTAGATATTACACAGTTGGTCAATACTTTACGCCGAGAGTTTGAGCGGAGAGGTGTCAAAACAAAGTAACTATGAAAGATTACAAGCAGAAGGCTGACAATGCGGTATTCGTCGCATCAGCCATTGGACCTTGGGGAATCCTGATGGTTATTGTAGGTATCGTAGGCTTGGTGAAGTGCTGCGTTACAAAACCTCCCGATTTAACCGAGGATAGCATCAATAAGAGTGGCAACATCGTGGAGAATGTTATGGTACTGGACAGCACAAATAATGGTTTCAGGGTGGTGTATGCCACAGCAGAGGCCGTGACCAATGAGAAGTATGAAGAGATACGGGGACGACCGCATATCCGAACGAGATTCGATAGGTTGAAGATTGAAGCACCGAAGTACTTTGGAGGCAGTCTGCTCAATACGGATATATGCGATTTCGCACTCTATGCCTACCGTTTTCCGGTAGACAATGATCTGCGTATTCATAATATATTTGTCGCCGGTAAGGAGAAGATGAACTTCTATGTTCAACCTAACCCGAACCTGCCGAATTGTGCTACTTGGATGAATTTTGGCACTGAACAGGGCAACCAGTATCTTAATTTTCACGACATAAATGTCTATGTACCTAACGGTGGTAAAATTTATCGCTATTGGAAGTGTCGGCACTTGTTGCAAGTCTCTGATAATGACGAGCGTTTTAGCCATTTCACGGAAGATGAACGACTATTCTGATGACTCATTTCCTCTATTCACAATCCACCGTAACACGCTGAAAATTAACGATTAAAACACTTGGTGGACAAGCAAAATAAATGTATATTTGTACTCCATTTAGCGTGATCGAGTAACCAAGTTTGTAAATTGATTGAAATAGATTGAATATGGTAGACAAGTAAAATGACATCGGAGAAGTCGCAGATTAAGTTTGCGAAATCGGAAAGAACGGGAGAGCTGATAGGCTTTGTTTCCCGTCACTCAAAAACTCGTCAATTGAAAGGAGTCAGGGAAGACTCAAGATATGGCAAGCAGATTTGTGTTCTGGCAGAGGATCTGAAAGGTACAATCGAGCCAAATGTTCTCTATTCGGTTGAATTGAAGCCTATGCACAAGGCTAAGGGATATGTGGTAGTTGCCGCCACTCCCGTACAGTTTCCTGCGACAGTAGAGACCATAATCGTTCCCAAAACGCTGTACAAGGTTACAGTGTCATTCGGCAACAAGACCATCTATCTCGACCCGAAGGACGGCAAAAGTGCAATGAGCCGAACACTCGATGGAGTGCTCCCTGTCCTCAAAGAACGCAAGGACATCGAGAACCACGAGGAGGTGATAGCCGACTTCATCAAGCAGGCTCAGGAGTTGATACGCCGATTCGAGCAGGACGGATATATCTACACCGGCAAGCGTTACATAGGAGGTGGTCACAAATGATGCGCCCAACAGTAGGAATAGCCACTGACGGCGCACATTCCACGAAGGAGAGGTTGACACGCTACAGAGCGGTTGACCTCTCTTCTGGATTGGAACTCTTCAACCATTCGATAGGCAACAAAACGAATAATATCGGAGAGTTTCTCGCCATCATAGAGGCTGTCAAATATATCCTCAGACACCCCGAAGCACCTCATATTATCTACTCAGATAGCATTACCGCAATCACTTGGTATCGTAATAAGCAAACTGCGTCATTTCGACGCTGTGAGCAGCTGCAATTAGCCGAAATATTCCTCAAAGTTATGGCGGCTAAAATAGACGATATTCAGGTACTCCATTGGGATAATCGCGAGTGGGGCGAGACACCTGCAGACTTCGGAAATAAGTAATCTCTTAATATATAAATAGGTATGGCAAAGTTGAAGACGCATTCTACACGAGTTGTAGAGATTCGCGAACAAGACTATCTATTGTTGTTGGAGAACTCAATTAAAATGGAGGCGCTCAAGATCGCCGGGATTGAGAAGATGGCAATCTATAAAGCAATGGAACATATATTGAATAACCAACATATTGATATCCTCATAAAACCGATCTCCACTAAATATAAATAATATATAGGTGACTCCTATACACCCTCAATCAGATGCAAACAATCTAAACTAATTAGAACCAATAATATACAAAAGTGGCGTATGTAGGGAACTTTGTAGTTCGCTCATACGCCACCTTAGTTTATTCACAATGCATCAGCGAAAGATGCTTGATTTCAGCGCTTTACTTTCAAAAGTTTTATTTACCTTTGCATTCGTAGTTTTTGGGCTTGATTACGACCTCCATGTAGTCTTCTATGTAGGATTTCGCAATTTTCGTAAAAACTAACACTGAAAATCAATCAGTTAAAAATTAAAAGACCTATCCGAAAATGGACACCCTGTACGCTTTTATATACTTTTTAAAACTATTTCAGCACAAGTTGGAAGACTACAGAAGCAAACCAACGCTTA